ACCCAGGTATGGCTAAGACAGCACGTGACGAAGGCTTTGACGAAGTTGCTGATTGGTTCGAGACATTGGCAAAGGCTGAGCGTTCACACGCTAACCGTTACCAGAAGGCTTTGGACGCTCTCAACGCAAATCAATAAGGCAATACGATGTTGGTCGTGGACTGGGCAACTTGGCTCGACCAACACATACCTTACTACGAAGCCGAAAGGCTGAGAACTATATATCAGCGGGATACACCCGCTGAAGTTCTTTGTGTCGGTGCATCACACCGTATCAATCAAATACACAAAAAATTGGGCTATCGTGGCCGTGCTTGGGAATATACCGACGGTTTTATTCAAGGACGCGGCTTTAGGACGGAAGCAATCTTTTTGGAACGAGACACACATGGACAATGGTACTGGGCTTTTTGGCAAAAGGGAGCAGGACTGACTGTTGTTCTTAGCATGCCTTGACTGTATACTAATGTTATCGCAACTCGAGAGGCACCATGAGCAATCAAGTAGAACGTTTCAAACACAGCAAAAGACTTCAACGGAAAATACGTGCTATCAAGAAGCAAACAAGAATAGCCAAGGCTCACGGTTTCCCTATGGGGAAACCAGAACATCGACTAAGCAAGATTCATGCTGTCACATGCGGGAACTCAAATTGTTATATGTGCGGTAATCCACGTAAGTTTTTTAAAGAACCCACTGTGCAAGAAAAGTCGTTTGACCAAACAAAAAAATGGACAGAAGAATAGTTGACGTAAGTACTGATTCTGCTGTATAATAGCTATGTATGCCCCCATAGTTAAATGGCATAACAGTTGATTTGTAATCATCAATTCGCAGTTCGATTCTGTGTGGGGGCACCAGATTTCAATCCAACCAAAGGAAACAGAATGAAAACATCATCAGCATTCAAACTATCAAAAACTGCCAAGCGAGCATTGGCTATCATTACCAATCCTGATCAACACGGAGCCTGGAAGAAGGCCCTGGTCAGTGCAGAAGCTGCTGCTCAGATCCGTCCAGCACGTAGAGAAAAGACAAACCAATCATGAGCAAACTCACTGACACATTAAAGGCCGCATTGGCCAAAAAACAGGGCAAGCATCACATCGAGAACGAAGATGGTGCCACAGTAGACAACAAAGCCAAAAAAACAGCACCACCTATGGGCGCTGCTGGCAGACCCATGAAAAAGGCCGCTGGTCGAGGGCGATAAGTAGTTGACCAGAAATGGCTTTTCTGGTATAATACAATGTTAAATCAGAAAGGAGGGCAAGATGCCTAGTGTATTTTTAGTAAGCGACACGCATTTCGGACACGCTGGCGTCTGCCGCTTCACACGCAACGATGGAGTTACAAAGTTGCGCCCATGGACAGACCCAGACGAAATGGATGAGTTCATGATAGCAGCCTGGAACGAGCGGGTCCGGCCCACAGACAAAGTCTATCACTTGGGCGATGTAGTCATTAACCGACGGGCATTACCTACATTGGCTCGGTTAAACGGGGATAAAGTGTTGATCCGAGGTAACCACGATATCTTCCGTGATGATGAATATCGTGAATACTTCCGTGAGCTTAGAGCTTACCATGTCATGAACGGTATGATTCTCAGTCATATTCCTGTTCACGCAGAATCGTTGGGACGGTTTGGTGTAAACATCCACGGACACTTACACGCCAACCGTGTTAAAAAAGCTCGCGGTGTTGATGCCCACACAGGTGAAGTATTGTACAGTGATGAAAACGACGTTCGTTATCATTGTGTGTGCGTGGAACATACTGACTTTGCACCCATCCTGTTCGAAGATGTTATCAAACGGATAGAGGCCGAAGGCGGTGTAATAGGATTTAGGAACGGTAACGGACCTACAATGTAAAAGTTGTAGTGTTTCATACAAACATATAAATATGTTTACAGAAAAGTCATGAGGAGATTTTTGTGAAGTATTGGTATGATTATCAAATTAAAAATCAGGTTGTTAATTTTGATTGGCATGCCGCTACAAAACCAATCGCCAACATAAAACATGATCTTGAATCACTGATTACAGAGCTCAAACTAAGATATAGTCGCGGAGAACTTGACAAGGAAGATGGTAATTTCTTTAGTAAAGAGTACGTAGATACTATAGAATGTCCTGGGCTAGATTCCGAAGAAATTAAAAAATTATTTTTTGATTCGGAATACAAAGATGTAGTTGATAACAGTAATATTGATCGGCCGATTATTCCGGCAGACATTCGCCGAGAAATTGAAGAGCTCAGTTATAAAAAATTCAATCTACGCCCAGGCACAGTAAGTATGGGCATTCAATTGCAACATCCGGGTCAATTTGTACTGCTTCACATTGATAGGCCTAAATTTCAAGATTACAAAATACCACTGACGGATCTACAGCAAGACCCAGTATCAACCAAAATTTTAATTTTTTGTGATGATTGGCAATATGGGCAGGCTTTTCAAATGGGCAAAGAATTTATTAAATGGAAAGCTGGGGATGTATACACTTGGAATCAGCGAGATGTTCCTCATGGCAGTGCCAATTTTGGATTTGATTCTCGATGGATCTTACGTATTACCGGCGTTCCACTGTAACGGGTCACTGTAAATTATCTTATATCTCAATTCAAAATATATCTGTTGACACTGTGTAATCAACACAGTATAATATAATCTTATCATTGGAGTTTATAAATGTCTTTTTTCCTAAACAAAAGAGAGCGTGGCCATCTTGAACGAGGGCACTGGCACTTTGATCCAACAATCTCTGGCCAGGATTATACCACATTGGCTCATTGCCTGTCGGCGGATCTGTGCAGAGATATTATACAACTAGGCAAGCAAACCTGGGACAAACGCACTGCATTTACCACTGGGTTATATCTTTTGCCGCACCCAGATCCTGAAGTTATTGTGGACAAACAAGAAATAGCCGAACGATTTGTTGACAAAATTATTGACACTGACAAAGAATGGTTCAACATTGTGTATATTGATATTGATCAGTGCCCGGAGCTGGTCAGCAAAATTGAAAATCAACTGAACATTGTGATTACTTCCCAGACCAGTCAACATGCTCTGAAGGCCAACTTGTCGGGCATGCGATTGGCTGTGCAAAGACCTGGGTGTATTACTATGAATCACATTGACCATATCTATGGTCACACCCCGGAACGACCCAGCAGGTTTGACGAGCCGTTTGAAAGAAAAATTGTGGTTTTTTTAGAAGATCATGTTCCGGGACAATATTTCAACATAGGTAATCATAATTTTCACCCATGGCAACAAGGTCAGGCCTTTACTTGGGACTGGGGAACTCCGCACCATGCTTGCAATTTTAGCAACACTGTCAGATACAATTTGATGATTTCAGTAGATCCAAGACTCAACCCAAACCTAGCGCACAAAATATGGAAATAATCTTACAACCAGGATGTTGGACAGACGTCAACATCACGCACCGTCAAACAATATTTTTTGAAAAACAAGCATTTGGACAACAATGTTTCTTGCTTCCGGCCGATAAAGAAATACACGGACACCAACTATGTGTACCCGGTGATGTTGTTCGTGCATTTAATGCCAGTTTTGAAATCATGCAATTGAATTTGACAACCCAGACAATTCTGTGATAATTGATCCAAAAAATTGGCAAAGTCTAATCGGTAACTCCCAATTGCCAATATGGCGAGTACACGATCAGATTTTTTATCACAAGCTGTCGGCCATTCTGTCTACCACCGATGTTGGAATGATCAAATATGATTGTTTTCACAGCTCGCTTGATGCCATAAACTGGAGTATTGAACCCTCCGAAACTTATCAAGAACTATGCAGACAGCGTGCCCGAGAAATACGAGATTCACACGACTGGGTCAGGCTATGGTACAGTGGAGGCGCAGATAGTCACACTGCTCTAATGAGTTTTTACCATGCTGGGTGCGCACCAGACGAAGTAATAACCATGCGTTGGTCAGGAATGACTCAGCAAGGCAATCCTGTAAATATTGAAACTGATCAATTGGTAACTCCTTTGTTGGGTCAGTTGCAAGAGATGTTCCCTCGTACTCGGTTTAGAACCATTGAATATCACAACGATTGGTTTCAGCGCAACATGAATCAAGATTGGTATTTGTACATGTTCAAACATGAGTTCAATGCTATGTTTGCCAGAAACATATCAGTCAGTCACGACATTGATCCACAATTACTGGATGCTTATCAAAAATATGCCACAGTGGCCAATGTCACAGGAGAGCCCAAGCCCAACATATTACACCGCAATGGTGAATGGTGGGCTACCATAATTGACAGTCAAATTGCCGGCATGCACGGTGTGCCAGGACTACAGATGTTTCATTTGTCTCCTTCTGCGCCTGACCTATTTGTCAAACAATGTCACATGCTGAAAAAAGCATTTCAACAAAAAACTCACGGCCTTGATGAAAAACAAATATGGCAACTAAATCACGATTTGACCAGCAAGAATCTTGCTCTTGAACGTGGCAATGAGTTTGATTTGAACAATATCAGTTGGCTACAATGGCAACACGGCAAATTGTTTGATCAACACGGCGATCATGGATTCAACGTAATGGCTCAGCGATTTTTAGATCACAGCAATGGATTTTATTATGACCATTACAGAAAATTACTGGATCGTGAACTGTGGTCTCAAAAATCTCAGTTTTTTAACACTGGTAACATTGTTAAAAATAGCACAGGTATATTCAGTCATTTTTGGTCGTTGGACCAACACAAAGTTTCCACAGTGGACGATCTTTTCCCACAAGGCTTTGATTTATGATCAGTCCTGATATAGTATTGCCTTTGTTGTTTGGATTTGCAACAGGCATTGTAAGTGGACTGTTGCCCGGTGTAGGTATATTGAGTTTTACTATACTGTGTTGGCCATTGTTGAATGACTGGACTGTTATACAGTGTCTGAGTTGGTTCATGGCAGTGATGTTGACTTCACAATTTGTGGGCAGTGTTGTGGCCACACATTTTGGCATATTAGGAGAAACCAGTAGCTACACTGCCACGGTTGAAGGATTTCGTCTTTTTCAGCAAGGACGAGGACCTATTGCAATTAAATCTGCTGCAATTGGCAGTTTAATTGCCACGGTAATAGCATTGATAATTTTTAGTTCAGTTAACATCGCTGTAGACTGGATTGCATCCTGGTATCGCACCAGTTTTCAAGTTTTGATTGTTGTGGTTGTGCTGATAGCGGTGTGTTTTATAAGCCCGGAAAAAAGTTGGCTCAGTAGAATTTTGCAAATTGCAACTGGACTACTGCTGGGCACCATTGGTCAGCGTTCTATGTATGATTTTACCGTTGATCTAGAAATTATCAAAATTGATCAATCTTTGCCATTGATACCATTGTTGGCTGGATTGTACATAATGCCCAACCTTGTACGCAATCACCAAACTATTGCTGTTGCTGTGGTCGAACAAGTGCAAAACAAAGTTGAAAAATTTACTCATTGGACCACAGCAATTTTTTACAGTTTTGTGGGATTTTTATTTGGACTTACGCCAGGGCTGACCACTGACATTGCCAGCAATGTCAGTTACAAACTTCAACAATACATTGAAAAACGCAAAAAAACATATGATGCCAATGGCAGTGTAGGCTGTGTCACTGCCGCAGAAACAGCCAATAATGCAGCAGCCATAAGTTGCATGTTGCCGTTGTTGTTGTTTGGTGTTCCTATCACAGTCAGCGAAAGTTTGTTGTATTCTATTATTTCTAGCAAAGGGCATGTGTTTTCTCTTTATAATTTTAATACCGAGTTGATTGTCAATCTGCTGATAGGGTTAACTGCGGTGGGCATATTGAGTTATGTGATCAGTGGCTCATTGAGTCAACTGCTGGTTAAATTTTATCTGTGGCTAAGGCACAAAACCATGTGGCTAATTGGTGTTTTATTGTTGTTTGCTGTGATTTGGACTGGTATCAATGAATACAGTTTGCCAGAATATGTTGGAACATTGATCTTTGGCCTAACCATAGCTACAATTTTTTGGCGCACTAATTTTTATATTTTGATATTTGCGTTTGCCATCAGTAATCATGCAGTAGAAAATTTGATAAGGCTGAAATTTTTATTATAAATATTTGTGAGCAGCGCCATTTGTCAGTGACGCCGGAATCCAAACGACGCAAAAGTTCGACACTTGTATGGGAAATCCCTAACGCCGTCCGTAGCAAGATATTGCAAGCCATTTAGATTGACTATCATGGAAAAATAGTGTAATATATATTTTTATTGGAGGAATATCTGTGTTTAAAATTTTTACTATTATGCTTTCGTTTTTTATGGCCAGTGCTGTCTGGGCCGGAACAAAAATCACCGTGCTTCAGGGCGAAAGTCCCGGGAGCATTGCACACGAATTTATCAACACTGTGGTCACTGAACTCAAGACCAAATACGACACAGTTGAAGTTATTAATGCGGGTAACTGTACCAAAGCTGTGGAAATCTACCATAAATTCAAAGGAGAAAATCTTTTGTTTGTGTTTTACGGCGACCACTGGCTCAGCAATGAACTTGACAAGCACAACTGCGGTGTTCCGATTACACAAACAAATTTGGTGTTTTTGACCAGTCAGGCGCAGGTTATTTGCACCCGAGGAAATGCCAATGCTGATCTTGGCAGTTTTAAAAATGGCAAAACCTTTGGATTCCCATTTCCACATGATTTTTGGACTGAAGTAGTCAAAGATATCAACAAAAACATTGGCAGTAATCTTCAGCCAGTGCCATACACCACCGGAGGAAAAGTGACCACTGGACTGTTGAGTGGAGAAATTGATTGGATTGCCACGGCGGAGTCTCGAGTTGTACCAATGGTACAAGAAGGTCGTATGAGTTGCTTGGCTAAAATGGGGGACAGTGATCGACATTTTCCTGGTATTAAAACAATGATTCCAAAAGGAAAATTTGTGGATTTCCAGTTTATGTACACCGCTGTGATAAAAAATGGATCAGCAGATCAGTTACACAAAGATTTCTCGGCCATGCTTAAATCTGGCGCACCGTTGAAAACTCAACTTGATTCTGGTTATTTTCAAACCAACACAGGAACTAGAAAGGATCTTTGGAAAGAGTACCTACAGCGTAGAGAAATTTTCCGAAACATTTACGGACAATAAAAATGGCCGACATACTGATCATTGGCGACAACAATTTTATAGATGGCGGTAGTGGTATTTCTCGTGCCAGTGGTGCCCATAGAATTGCCACTCATCTTAGACAACATGGATACACCGTAGAGGTCATTGACTTTGTTACTCACTGGACTATGGATGAGTGGTGTCAGGCCATGGATATGTTTGTTGGGCCCGAAACACTGTTTTTGGGCATAGCAGCCAACCTTATCACCAATGACTCGGCTGTGGATCCGTTGACCTCTAAATGGAAAGAACTTTATCCTGACAAGCCTGTGGTAATTGGCGGAAATAATTTGTTGAGTCGCACCTCACAGAATATTGACTACTACATTGAAGGTTACGCCGAGCAGGCAATTTTGGATTTTATACGCTATCTCAAAAAACAAATACCCAGAGAAGGTGTTCGATGGAGTACGTTTAGAACTGACAAAAATTTTATTTCTTGCAATGAAGATTACAAAGAGATTGATACCAGTGATCTTACTATTTCTTATCTCGACAGTGATTACATACAGCCAAATGAAGCAGTAGCGTTAGAAACTGCAAGAGGATGTTTGTTCAAATGTAAATTTTGTACCTATCCATTGATAGGCAAGAAAAAACTAGACTATCTACGCGACATTCAGAGTTTGGTAGATGAAATAAAATTCAACTACGAAACATGGGGAGTAAACAAATATTTTATCAGCGAAGACACGTTCAACGATAGTCTTATCAAGATTGAGAGTCTTCATTCTGCATTGGAAAAATTGCCATTCAACATTGAGTTTATGTGCTACGCTAAAATGGAGTTAATGATCTCAAACCCCACCATGGCCAAACTCATGGGGGAAATGGGTATGCGGGGTGTTCACTTTGGCATAGAAACTTTTAATCAACAAGCAGGCCGAGCAATAGGCAAGGGCATGGATCCAAATCGTATCAAAGAAGGCATTATTCGATGCCGTGAAGATTTGCCACGTACTCATATAACTTGTTCCAACATTGTTGGCTTGCCGTATCAACGCGACGAAGAGTGTTGGGACGCCAACGAATGGTATGAAAAAGAAAGCGGCATAGACCATTGGTCGTGGCAACCTTTGTATTTGCCTAATCCTAAATTTACTATTCACAACAGCGAGTTCAGTAGAAATGCTCTTATGTATGGATATGTTGAGCTATCAGATCGTGAAATTAGCGAACTGGCCGAAAAAGAAAAACAAGAATTGGGAGATTCAACTATTCAACAGGCATCATTTGCAAGAGACACTGTAAGAAAAAAACTTATACTTTGGAAAAATTCTAGCACTGGTAAAAATTACTTTGATGCCAGTAAACAAGCAATGTCATTGAATGAAAAAAGTGTTACTAGAAAGTGGAGTCCGTGGGCTATATTTGAACATTCTTACACTGGACTAACAGTTGACGAAATGCGTACCTGGGGATATCACAATGTGATACCCAATGTACCAAAATCCATGTTGTTAAAAACTACTCTTGAATTTATCAACCAATATAAATCAAACAAACTCAATCATGCAAAAAAACAATGAATACAAAGGGTCGCGGTGGCAATTCACCCGTGACCGAAGTAACTGGCACTTTGATCCGTTTCGTCCTCCTGAACTGGGGATTGATAGCTATAGTCCTGTTGGAAGATTTATTGCTGACTTTGCCCCTATAATTGAAAAATACAAAAAACAAGTAGAATCTATTACGTGGGCAACTGGTGTTCGAAAACAATACCCAGCCAACGATCCGTTAAAAAACGCACTAGCTGAACAACTGGATCACAAACAAGCTGGATTTGATCCTGACCAAATTATGTTTGATCGAGCATTTGGAGATGATGAACCATTGTTTAAAAAAATGTCCGCAATTATCGGTATGGAAAACAACGACATTCGTTTTAATTTACAACAGACTGGTCATTTGTTGGTCACCCACATGGACTATCTTGACGGATTTGAACGAGATGGCAACCCAGGTCGTAGATTTGCTGTCATGCTCGAGGACTGGAGATGGGGACAGATTTTTCAACTAGGCAATGCCAACTGGACTCAGTGGAAAGCTGGGGATTGTATCACTTGGGAATATCGAGACATACCTCATAGTACCTGCAACATGGGGTGGTGGCCAAGACCCATGTTGCAAATTTCGGGTACCGTGACTGAAAAAACACAAAAATTTTTGTTAGAAAATAATAGTGATCGAATAATTCAAGTTGATCTATGATTACTATTATATTTGACCGTGCTTATCAACATGATTTGAAATTTAAAATCAATGGACAACCTGCAATTGTTTGTCAAGTCAATGACACCCACGTACAGATAGATGCTGACTATACACTGTTTAATTTAAGTTATCTAACAATTGATTCATTGAATGACTATAAGATTGTTGATGTTTTAATAGACGGGGATAGCTTGGGTTTAAACAATTTACTGTATCTTTCTTGGGGAGAACTTATCCAAGGGTCTAAAATACAACCATGTATAGAACTTAACTCATATTTAAAAACATGGACCTTGCCTTTTATGTCTCCATTGGCCTCCTGGGTTGGATTGACAGCTACTAAACATTTCAATGGATTACTTGGACTAGATATCAGTGAACATCGACAAATTTTTTGGCCGCAATCCATAAGTTTATCTGAGAAGTGGCCCAAGATAATAAAGGACTTTTTTAAATTCAACACTGATTTTGGATGTTACGACAATGTACATCTCGACCACTGGTTACACAACCACAACATACCATGGCTATCTTACAACTCTGGATTAGATTGTTCGCAAAAAAAACTCATGTTAACCGAAGCTGTACGTGCAATCAACCAAGAAAAATTTTCCTGTATCGAAGACAAGACCCTAGGAGAGCTCACTATGACTGTGATAGATGGCGAACCTCGTAATTGGCAACTATGGTTTATTGTTGATCCTGAATGCAACAACACAAAATCATGGCAACAGAGACTCACTTGTGATCCCGGTGATATACCGGAAATTTATTCTTTTATTTCATCTCTGCCTGTTACCAATATATTCTCAGCCTGGGTTGGCTATCTTCCAGCTGGATGTTGCCTGTATCCACACATAGACGGTTACTCAAAATCAAGACTGGATGCTGACACTGGGTTACGTGGTCTGTACATAAAATTAAATGAAAGCCCAGGGCATATGATGAAGTTTTCAGGGTTTGGATTACTTCCAGACGGCGATGCCATAATCAACAATAAAAATTTTGCACATGCTGTTGTTAATGATAGCAATGTTGATCGTTATATTCTAAACATACAATTCACCGGCGAACAAGATCAATTTAGCCATCTAATTCAGTTACCGACCAATGATAGTCTTTGATATTTGACGTTTTATAAAAGGTTGACCAGAAAGTCCTAAAACGGTATAATGTTGTTATACAGTTAAACATTAGGAGCCAAAATGGAAAAGAATGTAGAACGTCAATTAGAGTTGTTTATGCGTAAACTCACAGGACTGGTTGAAACACATTATCAAACCAGATTTCCAAACCTAGAAGTTCCAAAGATGACCTTAAGCAAAGGTCGCAAGTATGCCAAGATTGTCAAAGAATCCAATCAGCGTACTGTTCACAGCTTTGTAGATTTATCCAACGGTGATATTTTGATGGCTGCAGGATGGAATGCTCCGGCCAAAACAGCACGTGGCAGTATTTTTGACACCAACTGTGGTGTAGGTACAGCGGTCACAGTGTACGGAGCCCGTTACCTATGATCATAGAGCAAGCCTTTGAAATCATTGAAGATTTTTTTGGTGCCAATCAAATCGAAGACCCATTAAAGGGCATGGAACTCATGGTGGGTCATTTTAAACAGTTAAACAAAACAGAACAACAGGCATTGATAACTTTTATGGATGCCAGCCGTAAAAAAACTGTTTAAAATCAATGACTTAGCAACCCAAACAGTTAGGTTGACCAAAAATACCCAATTTGTTACAATATTACATATAGTTAAACATTAGGAGCTAAAATGGAATACACAGTAGAACAAGTTCGAAACATTGTTGCAGAAGCCAAAGCAGAAGCTCGCAAGGCCGCTGATGAATACTTTCAAACCCGATTAGGTGGACAAGATCAGTATGCCTGTGGTTTTGCTTGGGTTGATATCTACGGTATCAAAGGCAACACCAAACTAGGCAAAACACTAAAAGCCGCTGGTATTGAACGATCAGACTACAAGAAATGTTTCTCAATTTGGAATCCTTCAGAACACGGTGCTCAGAACGTTGACACCAAAGAAGCCGGTGCCTTGGCCGCTCAGAAGGTGTTTGAGAAATACGGTTTCCGTGCCTACGCAGGTAGCCGACTAGATTAAACAGGCCGTAATGGGCAGGTGCCTGCCTTGGGGAGCCTTGATACCCCAGAACCGAAGCAGTCAAATTTTGCTGGTTTTAGACTCTAAAATAAAACCAGCACAGTTGACCAGTATTGCAGTTTGCAGTACAATAGTTCTACAGTATTAAATTTTGTTAAACTTTGATTAAGGACACAGCCATGTCAGAAACAAGAACAGTTACTTCGGTTCAAGCTCGTAAGAGTTTGCTCAAAGCATTTAAAAAACAACGCCCATTGTTCCTATGGGGTCCTCCTGGTATTGGTAAGTCTGAGTTGGTTGCCGACTTGGCCAAAGAACTAGGTGGTTACATGATTGACTTACGTTTGGGTCAAATGGAGCCCACTGACATTCGTGGTATTCCTTTCTACAACAAGGACTCAGGCAAAATGGACTGGGCTGAACCAGTGGATTTGCCTACAGAAGAATTTGCCAAAGACTATCCAGTTGTGATATTGTTCTTGGACGAAATGAACTCTGCGGCTCCGTCAGTACAGGCCGCTGCCTATCAACTGATCTTGAATCGCCGAGTTGGCAAATACGTCTTGCCCGAGAATGTGGTCATGGTGGCTGCAGGTAACCGTGAAAGCGACCGTGGCGTTACATATCGTATGCCCACGCCGTTGGCCAATCGTTTTGTGCACCAAGAAATGAAGGTAGACTTTGCTTCTTGGCAAGAGTGGGCAGTTCAAAACAACATCCACAAGGATGTGGTGGGTTATTTGAGTTTTGCCAAACAAGACTTGTATGAATTTGATGCCAAATCTGCTAGTCGCGCTTTTGCTACACCACGTTCATGGACATTCGTAAGTGAATTGTTGGAGGACGAAGATGGCGACGATGACACTATCACCAACTTGGTAGCAGGCACAGTAGGCGAAGGCCTGGCTGTGAAGTTTATGGCTCATCGTAAGATTGCTGGACGTATGCCCCGGCCAGAAGATATCTTGGCAGGCAAGGTTGATACCTTGGATGTCAAAGAAGTATCGGCCATGTACTCATTGGTGATCTCTATGTGCTACGAACTAAAAGGTGCTGTGGAGAAGAAGGTTGCAGACAAACAGTTCCACGAAATGGCAGACCGCTTCTTTGCTTACATGATGAAGAACTTTGAAACTGAGTTGGTTGTAATGGGTGCTAGAATTGCTCTTACCACTTATAACTTACCGTTCCAGCCTACTAAGCTGAAAAACTTTGATGAATTCCATCAGCGTTATGGCAAGTACATTTTACAGGCATCTGCCTAATAGGTTACAGGAGGGTGGTGTGGTTGTATTCACAGGCTGTGTTCGCACTGCCTTCCTTCTTTTTGCAAGGTAAGAGATGAATTATGAAATGACCCAACTAGATCGCAGACACGCTTGGAACGATCAGTTTGCTTACATGATTGAGTTCAAGAAAACTCACGAATCCATGTACATCAGAAGCAATCAAGGTGTGTTGGAATTTGATCGTAGTCGTCGCTGGTTCAACGAAACCTACGGATGGAGTCAGGACGTTGAAACTCGTTCGCAAATAGGTCGCACTCAAGCCACCGATTTTAACCTGCATTGGGCATACTCAATCAAGTACAATGAATACAGAATCTATGTACGATCGGATCAGGAACTAAACTGGTTTGTGCTGAGCCATCCAAATCAACCCGGTTATGTAGATGATTGATTACTATTACGAGTTTCCAGAAGGTATCACGCTGTTTGATCGACCCATTGGTAGATATGCTTTCCTACGTGGTTACCATCCAGATGAAAGTAGTACTGGTATGAAAATTATACATAACCACTGTTATCGAATGTCCATACGTACATGGATAGAAAATGCCAATGGTCTTGTGTTGGCCCGAGAACATGGACGTGAGATTCATGAAAAATGCCCACCAAAACAAATGACCTGGATCAAACTACAGGCTCGTGAGCTATAACGTATAACCAAAATATTTCTGCTGATATTGCTGGACTAAATAATATTAGCAACGCCGACAATCTGTTGACGTCAGACTTCAAATTGACGCTTTGAGTAACTACTCATTTACTAACGTGATACGTTCAGAACGCCATCTGTAGGTAGACCCTTTCTACTCAGCTTATTAACCTTTACAGAAACATTGACAATGAGGTCCAGTCTCTGTGACATTAATATACACTCTTAATAAGGAAAACTATGAAGTTTAATAAAATGTTAATGGCGGTTTTGGTATCGTCATTGTTTGTAACAACAGCACACGCTCAATCCACAATTACCATATACGGCATTGTTGACGGCGGTATTACCTCAACAACCACTGATACGACCAGTACAGCTGGTGTAACCACATCAGTCAAAGATAAAACCACAGGCAATGGCGGTGCTTATACATCAAGCCGTTTGGGTTTTAGAGGTACCGAAGACCTAGGTAGTGGTTTAAAAGCTAATTTTGTCTATGAGTTTGGTTTGTCCGACACTGATGGTACTGCTACCGACGTAGACTCGGGCACTGATGCCGCTGGTAATATGACTACTCGTATTGCCACTGTTGGTTTGTCAGGTTCTTTTGGTTCGTTGGACATTGGCCGTCAAACAACTATTTCTGAAAAAGCATGGTTTGTTGGTGACGTTGGCGCAGGCAATAATTTTATTGGTCGTGCTTACACAAGCTCAACAAAATTGAATAACACACGTAGCGATCGCTTGATTAACTACACCTCACCAAACTTTGCTGGATTTACAATTCAAGCAGCATTTGGCGAGCGTAACAATCAAGCCACTACTGTTACAACCGCAGATCAGGCAAAAGAAACAGGTCTGGGTATTGCTTATTCAGCTGGCCAGCTGAATGCCATGATTGGTTATTCCAAAGAAGATAAAACTTTGGATGGTGCAAGAATTGCTGGCGCAACAACCGGTAGCAATCCGGAGCAGTTGGTGTTTGGTGCCAACTACGACTTTACAGTGGCCAAGGCTTTTGTTACTTACGCACAAGGCAAAGACCTCAATGGGTCAAGCAACGTTATCAACAACAAGAAGGTAGCAGAAGTTGGCGTTGCTATTCCATTCGGTAAGACGACTCTCCAGACCTCTTACTTCAGTGGCGAGAATAAACCTACCACAACAACCAAACAAGACTTGAGCGGATATCAAGTTGCTGCTCTATATGCTTTTAGCAAGCGTACAACCGGTTATGTTGCTTATGGTGCATCCAACACTGAAACTAAAGATTCATTGGCAAAAACCGAAGTTGAACAATTTGGATTTGGCATTCGTCACGCATTCTAAGTTGCTGATTTAGAAGAAGAAAAGCCCACTGTGAGTGGGCTTTTTCATGGTTGACCAGAAATGGTACATACAGTATAATATACTATATTAAGAAATAAGGACTTATATGAGCGCAAAAGGTACCACAGCAGATTCCAAAGAAGCAGACAAGTTTGCCAATTTGATTGGTCCAACTGATCCTGCAGAAGATCGTGATGTACGCGAAAAGCTGATCACTGCTCGTGTGGGTTTGTTGCTACGAGCCAGTTTCTTTGGTAACTTGGCCACTCGTTTGAAATTGGTCAATGCCGACGAATGGTGTCCTACTGCTGCCACAGACGGTCGTAACTTCTACTACAATACTCGTTTTGTAAACATGCTTCGTCCCAAAGAATTGGAGTTCTTGTTTGGTCACGAAGTGTTGCATTGTGTGTATGATCACTTTGGTCGTAGGGGTGATCGAGACCCACAGCTTTGGAACATTGCCAACGATTATTGTGTGAACGCAGACTTGGTCAAACACAGAGTAGGTGAAAAAATTACTTCAGTGCCTTGCTTGCATGATTCAAAATACGACGGTATGAGTTCCGAAGAAATCTACGACAAGTTGTATGAAAACGCCGAAAAGATCAATATTGACGACCTGATCAACAAGTTGTTGGACGAGCACATGGACGGCGATGAAGACGGTAAAGGATCCGGCGGAGAAGGGGAAGGCAAAGATGGCAAAGGTCGTCCCAAACTCAGTGCTGCAGACAAGGCCGCTATCCGTGACGAAATCAAAGAAGCTGTACTAGCGGCGGTTGCAGCATCAGACGGTGCAGGCAATTTACCAGCAGGTGTCAAACGTCTCATTCAAGACATGACTGAGCCTAAGATGAACTGGCGTGAACTGTTGCGTATGCAATTAGAGTCAACCATCAAGTCAGACTATACCTGGATGCGTGCCAGCAGACGTGGTTGGCACATGGATGCTATCATGCCGGGCACAAAGAATGATGAAATGATTGATCTTGCTATCAGTATTGATGCGTCCGGATCCATGGGAGAAGCTGTACTCAAAGATATACTATCGGAAACTCAAGGTATCATGGATAGTTTTCCGGCTTTTAAACTGCATGTGATTTCGTTTGATACTGCTGTGTACAATCCAGCTACCTACGATTCAGAGAACTTGGACAATCTAGTGGATTATGAAATTCACGGTGGTGGTGGCACTGACTTTGACTGTGTGTTTGAATATTTCAAAGAAAATGATATCCAGCCCAAGCGTCATATTATGTTCACTGACGGTTATCCATTTGGATCGTGGGGTGATGAAAACTATTGTGATACTGTGTTTATCATACATGGCAATACAAACGTGGTTCCGCCATGGGGACAGCATGCTTACTACGAGGAATTCAAATGATCCGACGATTGTTTCAGCCACAACCAAATTTTAGCTATCCTTTGATGCGTGATCTTGCTCGCCAGCCCAAGTGCTACGAAATGACTGATCAAGAACGAGCCGAAGCTGTACTTAAAGTAGATCAACTGTTGCAAGATCGAAATCTTGAAAATTCTCAAGGATACTACGGAGCCTAAATGAACGATTTAAAATTTACTACCGTAGGTGAATACATGGACACTCGTTGCTGTGGCAGTGACGCCTGTGTAATTGATCCCGAAGGTAAATGCTGGTGTGGACAAACGTGGGATGGTGAAAAAATGTGCTATCCAATGACCAACTCTGCTCAGTGTTCTCCGCCATGATTGTAAAATTTAGACAGTGGCTGGCCAAGAAGATTCTGGGAAAACATTGTGCCTGTTATCAAATGGGCTATCATAAACTATGCGATTTTCGCAAACACAAGATTGAAAATAAAAATGTTACAAAAATTTAGATCGTGGTATTTGACAAATCATATTGAAATTACTTGGTTCCTTATTGGATTCTTGTGTTACAGTGGATTGCTTTCATTGGGCAGAGGTGACTATGTAGGTGCTGTTGTTTATTTTGGTGTTGCCTATATTAACTACTTGTTCTACAACAAAGGTGGATCAATCTAACCAAACTTCCCAGATTTGGTAACAAAATGCTGTGATTTATTTTATCACAGCATATTTTTTTATTAAATATCTATATGGAAAATCAACAACAAATCACAGTACAAGACCTTGATGCCATCAGAAACATCATTGATCTTGCCAGCACACGTGGCGCATTCCGAGCCAACGAGTTGGCCGACATAGGCTTGCTTTACAACAAGCTGAGTCAATTTTTAGAAGCAGTAATAGCTCAAGCAGAGCAAACAGATTCTGAGCAATCAGATGATCCAACAGGAGAAACAAATGAGTAATTTTTTAAAACACGTAGGCAAACACGGCGACCGTAGAACGGTTATTTTGTTTAGAGAAGTACCCAACGAAGGTCATATGTGTTTGGTAATCTATCCAGACGTATTGCCAGCACCATGGGAAGATGCAATTATGCGAGCATTAGAAAGTGACATGGGTCAACAAGCAGAAGAGTTTGCCAATGCATTGCATCGTACATTGTTACCAGATGGTCGCGCAGTACTTGAAACTCTACACAGAGAAAACATGATCAAGAAGGTTCGCACAGCTGACGTCATTGTAACCCCAAGGTCAGACTCAAAAATCCGTCTTGATGAACTAAACAAGATGTTGAATGAAATGAAGCAAGGTGAAGATGCTATCAAGCGTATGGCACAAAATGATGCCTCACGTGGCATGGTTGATGCGCCTACCAAACGTGCTGCTGAACAAGCATTTAAAGAAGGTCGCCAAGCACAAGCACAAGTATCAAGAGCACAAGCTTCACAAGATAGTGCCCTAGATGATCGTGCTATTGCCGGCAATATGTTGGCACAAGCCACACGTATGGAAGCTGAGGCCAAAGGTCTTATTGCTGAAGCTGCACGTATGAAGAAAGAAGCCGAACGTATGGATCCAACTGTGACTGCCACAAAGATTCCTACTGAGCAACCAGCCAAACGCGGTCGTCCTAGTAAAGTATCTAAGGCGGTAGCGGATGCAACTCAGTGATGATTTCTTAGATCGATGGGAACGTATAGTCGCTGATGTAAACAAAACTGATGTGCCATTGGAGTGTATTAAGAAAGTAGTAATCAAACTTCAAGGCAAACGTCAGCGTACTATCAACATACATACCCTACAGAAACAAGGACTCGCCATAGAAGAAATTGAAGCACTGCTTACAAGAACATTTACACAGCTAGATCCAGAAATAGTTGATGTAGACTTTGTTGTAGACATTGGCTCTGTGGCAGAGATGGTTCAACCCGAAACTGACAAATTGCTAGGTAAACTTTGAAACTAAAATTAGTAAGTTATAGTCAACCCACTGCAGAATTCACAGCAGTGGGCATTGACAATACACAAAAGCTCATTGCCTCTGAGTTGGTTGCAAAAAATCAATAATACTGTTATAATACAGTATGAAACAAGTAGTATTACATCAATTCAATATGGGCGATGTAGATGATGTTGAAATCTATGTTGCCCAACCCATTTATGAATGGCAACAAACACCAGCAGGTCGTTGGTGCACAGAACATGCCAGCAATTTACATTACCTTACAGGATTTGATCCAAGTGGATACGGATACCGCATTACCATCACAGGTGATATGGAAGATAAATTAGCAACGGAGTTTTTATTACGATGGAAAAACGTACAATCCTAGTCACAGGTGGTCTGGGACTGATAGGTCACAATGTTGTTGCTCAATTGGAAGCACTGGGTCACACAGTTGTTGTCACAGATATCAGAACCAATTACGGACTAGTTCCACAAGAAGAAATCGATTACTTGATGGCTGAACGTCTGAAGAAGATTCAAACCAAGGAAATATATCGCATTGATATTGCTGATTCCAATGGCATTGACTTCTTGTTGCGTAAATTTAATCCAGACACTATTATACACCTTGCTAGTTTTCCCAGACAAAAAGTAGTCAATGCTAATCCGGCCCTTGGCTCACGCACTATGAGCGAGGGTCTGCTAAACTTGTTGGAAAATTCCAAAAAACACAAAGTCAGCAAGTTCCTTTATATTTCAAGCTCAATGGTCTACGGTAACTTTGAGGATAACGTTGCAGAAGATGCTGTTTGTTGTCCACAAGGGCAATATGGTATCATGAAGTTGGCTGGTGAATGGCTGACTCGTGACTACACTCGTAGCTCAGGCATGACACACGTTATTATTCGTCCCAGTGCTGTGTATGGTCCATTGGATGTGAACGATCGTGTGATTGCCAAGTTTATGTCCACAGCCATGTGTGGTGGTATACTAAAAGTAAATGGAGCCGCAGAGTCATTGGATTTTACCTACGTAGATGATACAGCTGCAGGTATTGTGGCCGCTGCTCTAAGTGATCGTGCCAATAATCAGACCTATAACATCACAAAAAGCCATGGTCGTAGTTTGTTGGATGCTGCCAACCTTGTGGTTAACCTTGCAGGACGCGGTACAATAGAAGTAAGAGACAAAGATTCAGACTTCCCTAGTCGTGGAGCATTGAATATAGATCGAGCACGTCAAGACTTTGGATACTTCCCGCAGGTTGATATAGAAGAAGGCTTCCGGGAATATTTCAATTGGTTTAACAACTCAACCTATTGGAAATCTCAATGTCAGGACTGACCATACCTTTTACTGGTCTTAAGAAGCAATACAATAACTTAAGAACAGAAATACTGGAAGCCACTGATGAAGTGCTACGCAGTGGGCAGTTAATGAACAGCAACTACACAGCTGAGTTTGAAAACTGGCTGGCCAAAAAGAACTCCTGTAAGTACGCTGTCACTTGTCATTCAGGTACTCATGCATTAGAAATCATTGCCAGTTACTATGCTGATCAAACTGTAGTTCATCCTCCACGTGTGTTGATACCCAGTATGACCTATGCGGCCACGGCCAATGCATTTATGCGAGCAGGTTGGGACATACACTTTGTGGACACAGATCACTATGGCATTATTGATCCAGAATCAATTCCCAATGAACTAAGTTATCAAGCCATAGTAATGGTAGGCCTGTATGGTGCCAGTGTCAAAAATCTCAGCGATCGGCGCTGGCCTGTACGCAGTGTTGCCAATGATGTGGTCTGGATTGAAGACGCTGCACAGCATTGGCTTTCTGACAAAGGTATCCGATTTGGCAGTGCGTCTGCTATCAGCTTTGATCCTATGAAGAACCTTGCTTGTTATGGCAATGGCGGCGCAGTAGTAACCAACGACATAGATCTGTTGGAATATGCTAGAGCTTGGCGAGACAATGGCAAAAGCACACATCAATTGATAGGAACCAACAGTCGCATGAGTGAAATAGACTGTGCGCAAATGATGGTCAAAACACACTACCTAGATCAATGGCAAGATCGTAGACGAGATATTGCTGCGTATTGGATGGAACGTTTAAACAAAAGTAATATACGTTGTTTGGTTGATGCAAAGAACTTCAATGATCATTCGTTTCACAAGTTTGTGATTGATCTAGATCAGCGTGATATTCTCAAACAAAATCTAGCATTGAAGAAAATTGAAACACGCATACACTACAATTTGCCATTGCATGAATTGGGTGTGTTTAGACAGTGGCCAGGACCAGATATTCTCAGCAGAGCCAGTGCATTGAGTAGACGTGTGTTGAGTTTGCCTATCTATCCAGAACTCAGCGATCTCGAAGTTGACTATGTCATTGATCAGGTTTTAGATTGTGCTTGATCAAAGCATAACTAGCTAACCAAGCCCAGTCGTAACTTTTCCTTAGCTCCTCCATAGCTCCGCCCACTGATTCATAGTATTCCACGGCATCTTCGGCGCCTTTCATACTCCATTTAGATTCAGTATTATCCACAGTACACCATTGTTTGAGTCGATATTGGCTTTCTATATCTGTGGCTGAACGCAATTTCAATGTTTCTCGAAATGCAGTTCTCCAACACATCCATGAATCCATATGATAATAGGCTGTGCCACTCAGTATGGGCACAACTTCGTGCGCTGAATCTAAAGTGAAGTCCAATCCTTTCCCTGTGTTGTTCAGAGTCAACTGCTTGTTATAGGCAATCATGGCTTGATGGCCGTACTCCAGCCCGTTCACAGGATTTCGTGCATGAAAGATATAGTGCTTGGGTTGTTGTAGTCTATCTGGTTGCCATGCCCAATCAAACAACGAATCGACTGCTAGCGTGGCAAACACAGCAAAGAACCATGGTGTGGTACTGGCGTTGGCAGCTGCATGATAAGCTGCCACACGTCCCGGTACACGATCCACTCGTTGTACGCGATTACGCTCCCCTACTAAAAACTTTAATCTTTCATAATTATAGTCAGCATTGACTTCGCCGTTGCTGATAAACACAATGTCCAATGGTTGATCTTTTGATAGATTACTGTGACTTTTATCTACCACAGGATAATCATAGACTTGAGTGTGTATAAAGTTTTTGGCTTCACGTGGAATTAGCACTGTGCTGCCACCGGGACTCAATGTTGTTACTGCGCGAGTTTCTTGTCGCCATAGGTTCAATGTGGGCGTCTGCGAATATTCAGCATCGCTGACAGAAAACTGTACCACAGGAGATACAAAGTCGTATTTCATAATAGCGTCAACTTGACTGTCATGGGTATGATGTACCCGAGGTACTGGGTGCCTAGGTACTGTGCAATTTCCCACAAAGTGTATGGTGTCAAACCATTCTAACAAAGCTAGAGTTTTGGTTTTCTCCAGGAAGCTAGGAACATGCACATAAAATGTGTCGCCAAACTTTTGTTCATTGCTGGCAAACACATGCAACATGTCCTGTTGCCATTCGCTGGGATGCCAAGTGAAATCAAAGTCGGAGTAATCACATACACTGCTGACTACCCAAACATATTCTTCCTGCACTTTGCTCAATACACGTTTCAATGTACCGAGATAATCACTGATAAATCGTGTGCTGTAATCGCAATCAACTGTTAGTCCATTTCCATGGTCAATACCCACAACAGGCACACTGACTTGGCGAGGTAGTACGTGATGCGTTCGGTTAGATTCCGTGCCACCAATTTTGGGCACAAGATATGTGCCACCATTGGCTTGATGCTGACTGGGCCATATATGAGTTTGATTGCTTTCCCACGGTGTTGGCTCCCAAAGAAAATCAAACCCAGAATAATCAGTTAAATAGTTTACAATCCAACAGTATCTTGTACTACTTAACTCCTGTGCTTGCTCAATAGAATTTACTGCCTGTTCATGTGGAAACAGATTGGGTTTTGGGCCTAGGTAGAATATATCAAACATGATTAGAATCGATGAACTTTATTATAACATAATTGTACCAAGAGTGCAAGCAAAGTTGGCTCACGGCGCACATTGGTTTGATCCTTTTGGTAGTGTAAAGTTTGAAGACTTGTGTAGTGTTCCGCCGATCAATAGTGGTCATAACTCTGTGAGATATTTGTTTTGGGATCAAGAACCGTTGCATAAAGAACTAGTCGATCAAACTTTGATTAAATTTATTGATATGTTTGATCAAGGACAACGACATATTATTACCAGTGAATACAACAGTGCCAATGTGGATTATGTCCAACGTACTTATGGATTCCAGCCACACTATTACTTCTTTCACGGATGGGCTGCACTAGATTGGTTTAGAGGCTATCATAGAAGTTTTCTAATGCCCAAACCTCAACAAAGAACTATCTCTAAAACATTTATAGCACCCAACAGAATCATAGCAGGCAATCGTGAACATAGACTGTTGATGTTGTATCATATGTTCAAACATAACTTACATGACAATTGGATTAGTTGCCCTCAAACATGCCCAGCAGAAAATATCAGTGTGTACGACGCTGTGACTAAATTAAAACACATTTATCCAGACATTGAGTCAGTGTTTGCCCAAACAAATTTTCCAAAATGTTTCCCAGGCGAATCCAACAGTCCCATGCACAGTTATCAACTAAGTTTGTTTGACGAATGTGCTGAAAGTTTGTTGTATGTGGTTACAGAAACTGTGGCCGACGGTGTCCGGCAACATCTAACTGAAAAAACATTCAAACCTATTTGTTTGAACATGCCATTTGTGATTGTAGGTACTGCTGGCAGTCTAGAATATATCCGACGCTACGGATTTAAAACATTTGGGGACTTATGGGACGAAAGCTATGATCATGAGATCAACAATGTTGCTCGTATACAAAAGATTGGTCAACTGTTAAAAGAGTTAGATCAACTGTCCCAACAAGAAAAGCAACTGTTATTTCGTCATGCCAGTGAGATTTCACAACACAACTTTGATCACTTTTACGGCGGCGGATTTGAACAGATATTATGGACAGAATTAACTGGTATGTTGGAGGGCATGGGTGTTTAACTTTGTATTCGATCAAAAACATCTGGGCAGACCTTATCCTAATCTGGCACCAATGATGGATGCATCAAACGGTTATCATGGTATGGGAGACACATTTCCATACATTGTGCCGTGTAGGTTATTGTATTTCTGCCAGGATCATGATTATCCAATGTCCGTGAGCTACATCGATCAACCTGTTCCTGACAATGCATACTACCCAGTGGGCATTGGATGGTTTGATTTTGATCAAGATTATTTTGCGTTGATGAGTGAGCAGGTGCGGACATTGTTGCAGAAACAACAGATGAGAGTGTTGTTTTATTATCATGAGGGCGACAACCCTGCCCACGAAAAAACACGCCTAGATCAATTATGTCAACAACACCAATTACCCGCAGACTGCTATAGATTTGTCAGCGGCAACACTGCATGCAAGGCATTGTCAAACTTTGTTTATTTTCCAGACCACGAATTATTTTACTGGCGCAATGGCGTTGTTTGGAACAACCGTCCGCAAGCAGGATGTCACGTACATAATCGTCCTCGCAGTCGTCAGTTTACCTTGTTGAGTCGCATACACAAATGGTGGCGTAGTACCATAGTCAGTTATTTTCACCGTGAACAACTGCTGAACAACAGTTACTGGAGTTACGGCAATCAATGTATAGGAGATCAATATTTGGATAATCCTATACAAATACATCAATTTCCAGGACTTGATGTTTACATGGATGAATTTTTAGATCGTGGTCCATATACCTGTGATACCCTGACTCCAGACGAACACAACAGTCACTGGACATTGGTTCCGGAGCATTTTGAAGACAGCTATTGTCACTTGGTATTAGAAACATTTTTTGATGCCGACGGATCGGGCGGAGCTTTTTTAACAGAAAAAACGTTCAAACCCATACGTCACGGACAACCATTTGTGATTTTTGGCGCACCACACAGTCTTGCTACATTACGCAAACTTGGATATAGAACCTACGATCAATACATTGACAACAGTTACGATACAGTAACCGACAACACCAAACGCTTTATCAAACTAATTGATACAGTACGCAATCTTAGTAATCAAGATTTACATGTATGGTTCGAACAATTGGCAGAAGATGCCAGGCACAATCAAGAATTGTTTGTTGGCAGTAAGTATGATAGGTTAAAGCAATTAGCTACAGACCTCAACACCATATAGTTGTTCAAAGCGATCAGCATCTGCGCGATCGTTGACCATGGGTTCGCCTCTGATGTTCAAACTGGTGTTGAGCAACATAGGACACCCGGTCATCACATACCATTTTTCTAGTAGTTCTCTGATGCCCGAACCATTTGCAGGCACTGTTTGTATTCTTGAAGTACCGTCCACATGCACAATAGCAGGAAATAGATCAGGCCTACGGCAAGTAGCCACAACTTGCATGTAACTGGTATCACTAAACCCAGTGGGCACATCAAAGTACTTGTGTACGTGCTCAGCAAGAATGACTGGGGCAAACGGTCTAAATTTTTGTCTGCGCTTGATTTCATTTACCCGATCCTTTATTTCTGGTCCTCTTGGGTCTGCGAGCAAACTTCTGTTGCCCAAGGCTCTGGGTCCAAACTCGGCTCTGCCGGAAGCAACACCCACAATACCAGTAGTAACAAGATGATCCAACAACTGGTTAACAGGATACGGCCCCGGTATACAGTGTCCCAAGTACGCATCACGCCAATGTATTTTTTTACCCAGTGCAAGAGCTGCGGCACCAAGACTAGAACCAGCATCGCCAGGACAAGGCATAATCCATATATTATCAAAATGATTTCCTAAATTTCTATTGGCCAAACAGTTGAGTGCAACACCGCCCATATAGACCAAATTAGTGCTGAATCCAAATCCACGAGCACGAGCCATTACTTGCCCTATTAAAGTTTCTGCCAGCATCTGCGCACTAGCAGCTAGATCCTCGTTGGTAGCCATGTTTAAATATTCATTGCTGATACCTAAGTGTAAATTATCTTGAAATTCAATATTGTAGTCATCAGCAACAAGATCTCTATGCATGCGTTGATACCATGCAGGTTTTCCCCAACCTGACATTCCCATGGTGATATATTCTTCGTCTAGTGGGTGTAGACCAACTCGCTGAGTGATTGCACTATAAAACAGTCCGATTGAGTGAGGATACTGTTGTCCCCAAAGTCGTTGATAAGTTGCTCGACCCGTCGAATCGTATTCTGCTCCCCAGATTGATACGGTATCAAATTCGCCGATGGCATCTATGACCACTACTGTGGCACGGTTGTAAGGTGAAGTTTGAAATCCAGCAGCCGCGTGACTTAAATGATGATTGTGTGTGGTAATCTTGCCCGGAAATGTACCAAATTCTCGTCCAATTTGTTGTTTGAGTATTTGCATCACTGTTAATTTGTCCCACTCAACACCTTGTCCAGCACGAAAATTACGTAGTTGTTTCATCCAAGGTCTTTCATAATACGCAACATGTTGTATACTATAATTAACTAACTCAGCAAGTAAGCCTGGACTTAAATTGGCATCATTCTTTTGTTTTGAATAACGCTCACTGTGTCCGGCAAATATAATTTCTCCGTCGTTGCGAATCACAGTGGCAGCTGCGTCATGGAATCCGGCGCTGACGCCCAGTATATGCTTTAATTTCATTTGTAGATAAACGGATCTCGTTTGCGAAGTTCTTTTAATTTTTTTCTGTAGCGTATTTCTAATCGAATACGGTTGTATAAATTTTTAATCCACTTCATAATTAATTTCCTTGTCGAATTCGTTCAATCTGTAACTCTATATAGTTATCATCGGTCCAATTATAGTCGTAAACAACTTGATGGCCAGCGAATACAATAGAACCCACATCTAGGTGCTCATTTAACATTTTCCAAATGATATTATGATCTGTTGTTCCAAAAGATCTCATGAGATCGACCTGTCCAATCTGGGGATGACCAATTGTAAGACTTTTGTCGGCAGGATCAAATCCATTGTTGACTAACCATTGGCGAAAATTATTTAAATTTTCTTTTTGCCAAGGTCCGTCCGACGGATCTAAACCCCATTCAATATCAAAATCTGCTGCTGCTTCAGTCTGCGGTCTTAAAGATGTAGTAGTAAGTTCGCCTATTCTGCTGTCGCGTCCTTCGTCATTGAATACTTCCCAGTGATGTTTTCCAACTGCTTTGTTGACTCCAACAAATACTCCACCTAGAGGCCTATTTAAAGTATCAACGCCAAACAACTCAAAATCCGCTGTCTCTAGTGTAAATCTTGGAGCATTGAGCCAGCACATCAATTGGCTAGGTCTTCGCCAATCAGGAGCAGTGATGGCTCGCCGATTACTGAGATTCCAGGTCTCAAATTCGTGACACAAAAGATTGAGTTGTCGTATATGATATCTTGTTGTTGAATTGGCTTTGTTATAGTACGGACTAATATTTCCGCTGGTTCCTTGCAAGTCTTCAAAATATCTGTGAAGATTATTGAAATGCTCTTGGTTAGGCCGTTGTCCGGGCTGTTCCGGCTCAATTGGGCCTTCTACCAATGAATTTTCTAAAGTAAAGTAATCGTTGATTTGATAACCTAGATCTGCCAAATTAATCTGTTCAATACTGTAATTGATTTGATCTATTAGAAATTTAGCATTGCGACAGTTTTGCTCAAACCCTAAAAAACAATAATGTTTTTCTAACAAATATTTTTTATCAATAATCCGACTCAGTGCCGGCAACCATTTACGACTCAAAGAATTATCGTAGACGTCGATATAAATTGGCAATAGTTGTCCATCTTTGTGTCTAAGATTAATTTGTATTTGTTCTAATATTTTCATACCATTCCGATATTTTTGGATTTTTGTTTAATATATTTGCAAGAGTAACAGAGTCTTTTCTAATATATTCTAATTGTAACACACGAGCTTTGCCACGTGCAAGTCCTTGTTGATAAGTATCTGGCCATTGTTCCTCAAATGTAGGACGTGTTTTTAACTGTAGCAATACATCGCGCAGTGCACCTGTTGGCATGTTGTTTACCAAACGATCTACTTCTGTGTCCAGCAATTCTCGCGGCAGTGCCAGTGGGCTCAGTATAATGTCTGGCGAAAACCCAAACACAACTTTGGCCAATATTTCAGAATTAGTTTCTTCAGCAAGTTTCACCATGTTTTCAATGTCGAACAATCCGGGCAATGTCAGTGTGAAGTCAATTCTACACTGTCGACTGTAGCGTCGATGTTTGCAGGCCAGTCTGTAGTTGGAGAGCCATTGCTCATAGTCAAGTCCTGTGCGTATATACTCTCCAATTACGCCGGTGCCATCCAAACTAGCACAAATTTGATAGTCACGAACATGATCCAGAATATCTCGAAACAAGTTAATGCCTTTGTAATATACTCGAGATAAGTTTGTGTTGTATCTTGCATACACACGTCGGCCGTGTCCTAATTCAATGATTCTACGCATGTAGCGCCAGTGTTGTTCGTACATCAAGGGTTCGCCTCCTACCCAATATACTTCTTCAACTCGACCTTGTTCTACTGCCTCGGCAAATTCTTGTTCAATCTGTTCATCTTGAAACTTAGTTATGGCTGATCTTACCTCGGGCAGTTGCCAATTATTCTTAGGATCTTCCCAATTGACCATGTTGTTTTGTCGCTGTTCTGTTTCCCATGAACTGCTCAACATGTCGCCGCACATACGGCATTTAAAGTTACATAAGTTGCTGAAACGATAGTCCCAGCTGATGGGTTTTCCATTATAATGTCCTGTATCGCTGTCAGTGGCTGACATCAGCTGATCGTACTGGTCTTTGAACATATTCCAAAAATAGCTACGGTAAACATCGGTGTTCAACAGTTTGTTGTTGCATACTTCACATTCGGGCAAAGTTTCACCTGCAATCATGCGACGACGCACTGAACGCATGTGTTCAGAATTCCAGTGTTGTTCCAGCGTGATGGGCGCATAAACACCTGTGCCAGATTCTGTGTCAATGTATTGGCGAAATGATTGCGCAGGTTCACGACTGGCACAGCACATTCTGCGTTCTGTTTGCGGGCTCAGATATGTGTGAGTCCAAGGTGCTAGACACAGTGAGTCAGGTACTTGTTTAGTCATAATTTAATATATCCGCCAATTCTGGAGCCACTGTTTTTAATGATTCATTTCTACGTAAATCCAACTGTTGTATATTTTTTATCATATTTTCTTTGGCATGACTTTGACCAAGGTACATAAATTCAATAATCTTTTTTAATTCCGTGAGATATTTGTCTGGAAACGGTTCAATGTTCAAACGATTGGCTATTGCTATTTTAGCATCTTGAGGTAAATGTGCTATACTTAACCATGGCGCATCATGTAACATATTCCAATATACATAATCAAAGTTTTGTTGATCAATCCACACAGCTACATCCGCAAGATACATGACATTGAATACATTGACCGTGCAACATACTTGCAGGGAGATATTTGTGTTGCGTGCTCGCATTTGTCGGAACCGTTCAATATTAGCACATACTTCTGTCCACACAGCATTGGTACGCTGATATTCAAATCTAGACTCCACGTCATCTATGCTGAATGCTATTTCAACATGCTTAAAATGACGCCAAATAGATTCAGCATGCTCAGGATACTGTGTACCATTGGTGTTGTAATGTATTTCAATTTGGTCAGCTACTCCTTGATCTACCAGTGTCTGTAACAAATCAAAATGTTCCTGAATTAAAAACGGCTCTCCTCCGGTAAATTCCAAGTAACGTATGTCTGTCAGTGAGTTGTTTAATTCTGTCCAAAATTGACTGTTTTCTCTGGGCCATGCACCTGCCTTTAACATTTCATAATGAAATGATTCTTTTTTACTATCGTTAACAAATTTTAATTCTTCAGTGGCAAATTGACTCGATGACCATGACCCGCATATACGACATTTTAAATTACATATATTGCCTAGTTTTAGATCCAAAAACATCAAGGATTTGGCATCTGCAGTCCAGTCTGGACTAATACCCATGTGTTTTAGTCTGTCCAAGGTGTGCATACGTTTGCTGGTTCCGCCGGCATCTTCTACTGCCCAACATTTACGGCATGTTTGTGGTTGTTGTCCTTGTAAAAACTCCTGTCTGAGCTGTTGCATGTGCTTGCTAGACTGTATGTCAGCAAACGTGCTGTTCAACAGTCGGAACTTGTGGCCGTTATTGTCCACAATCTCGTCATCGGCCAAACAACAAGGACGTACAGTACCAATGGGACTGGTTTCTAAGCTGACCCAAGGCAATACACAGAATTTTGCGTGTGGTACGTTCATTTTAATTCCGACAATTCAGGAATTACCGACAACAACTCTTCTTTGCGTATACGGTCAAGTTCAGTCATTTTTTGCCAAAACTTAGGTATCAGTGCTGTGTTGTCTGTGGTCATCATAAAGTTAACAGCTGCCTCAAATCCCACTGTAGCACGGTTCAAAGAATCTTGCGGACGTAACCACGCCAAATGATCCTGTAATTTACTGTTGATCTTTTGTTTGTATTCTGTTGTGGCGATGTCTATGCGTAAATGAGCAGGATCTTGTAGGATGTTGACGTTTAAATCCTGCGCTTTTATTAAACCTTTTTCTACCCAGTCTCTGTGAAAGTCCGGAAGATGCAGAGCATTCAATATGCTCAAGGTAGGTGAAATATAAAAGTCCACGTTAGGGCAAATCTCCATCATGGTACGTCTATTGCGTTCGACCTGATCCCAATGGGTGCCTTTTCTAATATATTCGGCTCTTGGACCTTCAGCATCCAAACTGGCGCCCACTGCTACAAATCGGAACTTGCGCCAGTAATCAAATACTTCACGATCTTTTAGTCGGGTATGCGTAAAGTTTGTGTTGTATATTAGTCGTACATCAAAGCGTCCGCGACGTTCTAGTTCATCCAAGATGTTGTAGTGTTCTTTCATCATCAGAGGTTCGCCACCTGCAAAGTATATTTGCTCTACATAATCCAAGTGCGGTATTAGTTGGTCCCACATGTCTATTTCTGTGCGTCCTGCGTAATTCAACACTGGGTTTTTTATGGCCCAATCACCGCCGGCCAATTGAGCCTGATCTTGATGCCAGCTTGAGCTAAAAATATGCCCGCAACTACGACAGCTTAGATTGCACAAATTACTGAACCGTATGTCCCAGTATGACATTTGAAAAGGTGTGCCTTGAAGATTGCTTATATGGTGTCCGTGGTGCTTGTTGGCGCTGCGACGTCCTGAAAAGAATCCTGCTTCTTCCTGTTCATAACAACGTTGGCATGCAGAACTTTTGCGCTCTTGCAACATGTTCACACGCAATTCGTTCATGGGGTCGTCATACCATATTTGTTCCAGTGTTTTATCACGGCAGTTTCCAACTTGACCCACACCCATTTCGGCATGACAGCATGGATAGGCTTCGCCGGTAGGATAGGCATGTAAATGAATCCAAGGATAGATACAGAATGTTTTGGATTCCTTTAATAAGAATTCTTCACGCTCAGTTAACTCTATATTCCGTACCAGTTCTGTACTGTTGTAATTATAGGCCATTGTACCATTCTTTTAAATTGGGAAATGTTTCTGCAAAATTCTTGCCTCTGCGCTGATCATATTGGGCAAAGAACTCTCGAAAATCGTTGAGCAATTTTGGTCGATCAAATGCTTCCAAGTGTGGGGTTTTAACAATGTCCAAATAGTCAATCAAGCGTTGTATATGATTGTGCTCATGCTCTTCCAGCACGTTGGATTCTTTCATACATACAAAAACATCGTTCAATCGACCACGATAATGTGTGCGTAGTTCGTCACTGAGCACTAACGGTGATTGAAAACTAGGAAAACGCAGTATGTTGAGCGTGAAACTGATACGGTCTTGATATTGATGTTTTAATTCAATCAACAACTGCAAAAATTCTGGTAAACTGTCCAAGCACAATGCGTTGATAGTATTCATTATGTGTAATCTGCGTACATTGCTGTTGAGTATTTTGTGTACATTGACCAACCAAGCTGACCAGTCCAGCCCATCGCGTATGTACTCTGCTTGTAGACCCACGGATTCGTTTGATGTATAGATATCTACTTCCAACCCTTCGATTGAGTCAATCAAACGATCTACATCAACCCCCGCTCCAAGATTTGAGTTAATGGCAAGTCTTGTTTGACTCTTGCCTTTGTTAGCTTTAAACCAATCCAACAACTTCCAGGTTTCTCCAGACATCAAAGGTTCTCCGCCGGTGATACGTAGTTCTTCTAATGTGCTATGTAGGTCCGATTCCCACCATGCAAAAAAGGCTTTGGCATAGGGATTTGTTTCCCCAAACCGGTACAATTGCGCTGAGCTATGACTGTGAGTAAAATGATTGCGGCCGTCGCTGACAAGACCAGTATAAGCACCATTACGATCAATATCTCGAACCCATGTACTAGAGAAAGCTGGATTACAATAACTGCAGGCAAACTGACAAGTGCGATCAAACGCAATTTCCAATGTGCGTAAATCCACATCTGTTTCAACCGGAGTTGCAAATGCTTGATCCAATGCTTGTATAGGATAAATTTTTGATTTGTAAACACGGTCACTGATAGCATCACTGCCCATGTCTTCAATTTTCCAACAGTATTCGCAACCAGCTGGGCGTTCGCCCTTTAACATCAACTCACGGTCATGCTTCTTTTGTTGTGTGTTATGCAACAACTTAGGATTCTTTTGTACAGCATCTGCGTCTACACGATGTGCAGGGGGATGATGACAGCTAGTGGTCATACCTGATCCTAGCCATATAGTGGCATTGTACCACTTGGCTGCACAGAAGCTATCACTCTTGGTGTCTAGCACTTGTTTACGAAATTCTAAATCATTCATCAAAACGATGCTTTCGGATAAATTGGGCAAAACGATCAGGAAATTCTTTGCGTATTTGGAGTCTTATTTCCGCGAGATGTTGCTGATTGTATTTACACACAGTATAACATTCTTTTAAGAAACTTGCAAGATCTTGTTGACATAAATCCTCTACTATGTCAGCTATACGATCTATTCGTTGCTGATTGTTATCAATGGTGTCAAATGATTCATCGATTATACCATCAAATGTTTGAAATCCCAAATTGCGAATATCTCTATAATAGCCAGCATTGGCCACAGCTATCCATGGGTGGCCCATGGCCAATGGTTTGGCTATCTTTTCTGTGCGGAAACTGTAAGGATATTCAAATACAGTTTCGGTTACCAGACTAAAGTAAGTGTCGACATAGGGTTCGGCTTTTAAGTATATTTCACCCCAGTTGTTGTCAAATAGATCAAGTTTGACAAAGCTGGCGTTTGCCTGACCCACACGATCAGCGTAGCGGTCAACTTCGTATTGCTTAGGCAAGTACTTGATTTCCGTGTCGGTATACATTAAGTTCTTGTTATCGACCATCAGTTGAATATCAGTAGAGCGTGTGAGTCTACAGTCTAGGTTGGTCCACACTGCTTGATCCAACAGCTTACTCAGTTTAAATCGTTCTATTAGATACTTGCGTGTGGGCCTAGCACGTCCGTTTAAAAATAAGAACTTATAAGGCTTGCATGTTTTAGCGTATATTTCTTCTGTACGAGCTTGTGCTTGAATATTTTCTTCGTAGTCCAATACTTTGGGCAGAAAGTTTTCATATGTTAAACATGGCCATCCCGGCTCAATATCTCCTCCGCCCACAAGTAAAATCTTACCGGATTGTACATCTTGTGCCATGTCCTGAGCATAACACTTGGCGCGAATGGTTTCGGATCCTTCCATTGGATTACTGTGTACAATGCGGCAACCATGATTATCCATCATGTCTTGAATGCGTGAGCGATAGCCGGCAAACTGATTACGCCCAATAACATATATTGCTCCGGGCACAGTTTCATGCTCTTTTAACTCCCAAAAACAATCATCTGCTTGGGATTCTATTAAGTCATATATTTCACTAAATGTGTCAACTATTAACTTACGCTTGCCTAGCATGGTACTCACATTCTTTCCACCATGCAGTCATTTCTGGAAATGTTGCTAAAAAATCAGTACCACGTCTACGATCGTGTTCTGCAAAGAAACGGTAAAAGTCTGCTTTGTTTTGTTGAACATATTGCGCATCTAATTTCTGCCCATCTCGCATCCAGGCAATGTCTCTGTCCAATCTAGACAATTCATAATCTTTGAATCCGTGAAATGGATCATCGACAGTTTCTAAGTTTTTCATCATCCACGCCCATGTTTGTTCCAGTTGGTCCACGTAGCTTTCGGGCAACAATTGCAGGCTTTGCCATGTGGGTGTACGTAACACCGGAGTGTCGAACCACACACGTTGATATGTTTGTGAATATATTTTACGTAGTCCCAGTATACCAGCCATCAACTTACCCAGTCCAGTGACACTGAGATTGTTCATGGTCACAATAAAAGTAATTGAATTACGTCCTGGAATTTCAGTTAAGAATTGATTCACTCTGTCCCAAAGCAAATCAAAATCCAACCCGTCACGAATGTATTCCGCTTGCTCCATCCACGAGTCCAGACTCACAAACTGCATAAAGTGTTCAATCTTTTGACCCTCACACAACTGCTTTACATAGCCCAAGTATCGGTTCCATGAACGTTCATCCACAGAAAAGTTTGATGTTACATTTAGATGTAGGTCTGGTTTGGGATTGGCCAACACATAATCTAATACTCTATAGGTGTTTTTGTCCAGCATGGGCTCACCGCCAGTCATACGGAAGTGTGCTAATTCTGGATACAGCGTGGGCCACCATTGCCAAAATGCATCCACATAGGGGTTCTCTTCTCTTACAGGTATTGGCCTGTTACGACCAGTGAAGTGACTAGGAGCATTGTGTTCAGTGCTAGTAGGATAACCGCCAAACTGATCCACTTCCTGTTGCCAGGAACTGCTAAATTGAGGACTACAGTAACTACATTTAAGATTGCAAGCGTGATTAAAATTAACTTCCACATAACTAGGTATAACATCTTCATCTCCGTTGGAATTGGTTATTGCATCAAAGTCTTTGGCCGCCCATGGTTCACCTGATCGATAGTGTCTATCACTTAGTTTGCCGTTATCCTCCATTGTCCAGCAGTAAGAGCACTCTTGTGGACGCTCTTGCTTGAGCATGATCTTGCGTTGCTCTTTTTTGTGTGCTGTGTTATGCAAAGCACTGGGATTATCTTTTAATACATTGGCATCAATTACGTGCAATGGTGGATGATAACAACTGTTGTTGAGTCCAGTTGGTAGATGTAGGCTAACTTGTTTCCATTTGGCCAAACAGAGTGCTGATCCTAGATTGGATTTCATTTGCTCTGCTGAACTTAGGAATATAGATTTAAAATCCGTTGTAACATTGTCGTCTTTGTTATTCATATTCGTGATTTTTCAAAATATTGTCAATGGCTATAGATTTAAAAGGCAGTAGATCAAACAATTTTTCACCTCGTAGATTGTCTAATAGTAGTATATGTGATATAGTTTGTGCAAATAGACATTGGTTAATATTGTTATTGATTAAATTTTTAATTTGTAGTACCATCTCTTTATCAATGTTGTAACTAGATTCAATGGCATTGATTTTATCCAGTGCCAATGATTTTAAATTGTCTGGCACTACATTTAATGCTAGATAGTCTGGACCAGTCAGTACTATCGGGTAAACTTTGATATTATTTGACTTGGCATACTTGTATAATTCGTCAATGAACCAAATATTTAAAATACTTAATACTGGAGATAAGCCAATATTAATATTATTTTGTGAGTTTTCTAATAGTTGTTCTAGATTTGATTTTATTTTAGGCCAACTGGTTCCGGATCTGATGTATTCCAATGGTTCACCAACAGCATCAATGCTGCATTGTATGTTAACATTTTTGAACTTTTTCCAAATATCAATGATATTTTTATCTTTATACTTTATTGTAGTTAAATTAGTATTATACATCAGTGATATCTGAAAGGATTTCCCGGCATCAATCAATTCCTCAAGTAATTTCCAGTGGTCGCTGGATATCAAGGGTTCACCGCCGGTAAAGTACATCCAGTGCAGTGAATCGGTAATCAACAACTTTTTATAATCAAATAGGTCTTGACTTTGTATTATAGGAAATCTATCAAGTTCTTCTGCCCATTGGCTGCTAAAATGTGGTCCACAATATCTACATTTTAAATTACAAAAATTGGTATTTCTAATATCAACAAATTGTAGTCCTGCAGCAGGTGTTACTGTTTCATTGAACATGCTTCTGTAACTTTTTAATCCGTTATATTCCGCGGCAGCACATTTACTGCATGGGTGTTCCTGAGGGCAATCTTGTGTTTTTAAGTCTATAAATCTATTAGGATTTGATAATTCTGATATAGGTTTTAAATAGTCGCTGGCAACTTGACAACAAGGACCAATTTTACCGTTAGGGAAAACTGTTACACCGTGATCAATGGCGGCGCATGTCCAACTCAATTTACCAACCTTCCTGTTGTCTAATAACATCAATTTCTCTAACCATCACACCTTGATTGTGCCAATTACTACGATAGTGTCTCTTGAAGAAGCAACTTTGTTCTGCAAACATTGACATCACAGGTAAATCCAGTTGTGTAGACAAATCCTCAGCCACACGGTTGGCCAATAACTCCGGATCTTGTTCTGCCACTGTTGACCATAATTCTTCCAAGGCATCAAAACTCTGCACCTGTCGATAATCCCAATCAGTGAGCATGGTCATGTATGTGCCCATTCTTGCGCCAGCAATGGACCATAATCCGTAATCTACATCTGCACCCACATTGTGCCATATGGTCAAATGGTCTAAGTTGCGTTGATGCACACGATCTCGAAACTCTGTGACTGTGGGTTTCGAGCCTTTGTTCAAGCACATCTTGACACCTTCGCGGAATCCTGCACGCCAAGCATGACGAGCCGATCCATTGGGATATGTGGTTGAATAGCAATCGTGCATGGCCCAGTACAATGGATCAAAACAAAACTCCACCACAGTTTCGTCTCTGCCGTCAGTGATTTCATGTGTTTTCATAGTGTTCACAAATGACCGTGTCCATGAACTCAGTCCACCGTTGCCGTACATCAAGCCATTGACATGATTACGAGCTCTCCAGCGAAACACCGCTGATTCATACCGATCATCCTTTAACTCTAAAGTCAAGTTAAAAAACTTCTCGTCAGGCAAGTTGTCACCATCAATCAAAACAAATCGTTCAGTGTCACTGGCCGCAGCTGCTGCCTTGTGTGCGGCATCACTGCCTTTGACTCCATCCACACGTCGGGCCCATGGCACCATGTTGCGTATCTTTACCCAGAATTCTTCCTTCTGTGGTTCGTCGTAGGAGAGATATATGCAGTCCAAATCTGCTATGTCAATCTTGGTCATTCTGCTTAAACCTCCATTTAATATGTTTTTGATCTTCGGACACAACTATACAAATATCTTTGTAATGACATGCTGTTCCTATAGTACCGGGTCTTAGTTTAGCAGTGAGTGCCACAGTATTATTTTTTAATTTTCCATTGACTACTCGCACTTTGGATGACGACAGTGCATATGTTTCTTGATCAATGTCAATGTAATTACCTGGTAAATCTTCCATGCTGTAAAATAAAGGATATCCTTGATCATCATGGTATAGTCTATAGAATATTGGCAACGTTGATTCAATTTGCTGACCCCATGCTGACCAAAAATTATCTGTTGTATCTTTGCTCATTCTACTCGCCATTGTTTGTTATGGTAGTGAACAAATCCCCATTGTGCCACTGTGTTGATTCTTAGCCCCGGGTCGGTGTTTTCCCAGATCAATTCTTGAGTCCAATCTGAGGTCAGTGTTGGTATAACATGGCGTTTCATGTGGACTATACTGGGGCCTAGATTGTCTGGCAATGTACAATGTTCCTCTCCCATAATTGTTGCGGCCATGGCATATACCACGTCTGTAGTAGGTTCTGCATCTGGAAACTTCAACAATGTTTTATAACTGTCCCAGTGTTCAAAAATATTTTTTACATGTTGAAAAAACTGTTTGGCCAATGGACTGACTCTCCAATAGGTTATAGCATTGTATACGTCAGGCAATTGATTTTTATCAAACAGTTTTCTATAAAATCTGCAATCACTGATATTGTCGTAAAAATCTCTACAACCCTTGCTGATCACAAGGTCCTTTTTTTCAAACAAGGTCCACCAATGATCCACTGGACCAGCGGCAATCATGTCTGCTTCTAGTTTGATTGTTTGTCTAAATGGACTACCAGCAAAACATTGCCAGTCATTGCTTAATTTCCAACTATGATTATTGCTACAATCTCCGTACGGCAATATTTTTACAAAGTCAAACACTGGATCACTGTATGGTTGGTCAGTGAGCAAGCATATTTGTGCAGTTGGATGCCATAATTTAATACTTTGTGCCAGCTGTCGAGCACATGCCACGTAGTCAACATCTCGGGTGTTGACCGCTGGTATTAGGTACCCACGTTCACTTTGAATTGGCAATTAGGTTCCCCAAATGTCGTTTGCCCATGGCATGAAAATCTTGATTTTTTATATGTATCCATTTGAGCTGATTTTGAGAATTGATAAAATTAATTTTATAGCAATCTTGCTCAATGTATTCTAACGTTTGTCCCGAAGTCAACGATGCCAGATCCCAGGGAATTTGTGCGTGATCGAGTGCGTGTCCATTGACCATGCCCAATGCAATACTCAGTGCATGATCGTTGCGATAGGTAGATCTAGGAATTTGATAAACTTGTCTATAGTGCGACCAATTTTCTCTAATCATTTTCATTGAATCAAACAGTAGTTTGACGCCAGTGCTACGTCGAAATAACATCACAGTGGCCCACCACATGGGCATTCGATACTTACCAAATTGATTTAAATCGTCAAATGATTGTAGCCCTGTTATATCGTAGGCTTGTTGATGTGCTAAAAAATCTTCCGAACATGAAAACAATACCCTTAATTGGTCACTGGCCACCACATAGTCGGCATCCAAAACCAAGGTATGATCCCAGGGACTGATGTCATAGGCATCCACTCTATTGCCATTGTACCAGGTAACTACTTGGTCAATGTCGCCAAAGTGCCGCATGCTGGGTTCGCGAGCTGTGGCCAATACTATTTGTTCAAAATTATAGTGTGACGGAATATGTTCAATGTCAGTGACCACACAAGTTGGCAATCCAAGATGTCTGCGAATGTTTTGAGCACTCCAATTGGCCATACTCAAATAATCAAGTTGATCATTGTTGAATGCAAAAATCAATGCACCTTGGGTCATCTGTTTTTGTTGGCTTCTTGAAATTCCACTAACCATGCATTCATTTGCTCTTGCAATCGTTCCTTCATAAACTCGCACACTTGCTTGGCATTTACTTCAACGGGATTTTCGTATAAATCTTGTACAACAATTGGCTTGTCGCCGTACAAACTTAAAAATGTTATCATTTCAGGAGTTGCTCGAAACATGCCGCCATTCCATGCAAATGTCATTTTGCCTTGGTATTTTTCTTTGAGCAGTCGACGAGTAGCAACGTGCTCAAATCGAGCTCGTGAGTGAGAAACTAGTTGATCAGTATTCATAGATTAATTGTACAACATATTTTGAAAAAAGTAAAGGGCGCGAACGCCCTTTTGGTAAAGCTGAGGTTGATTACGCTACAGTGGCTGCTACAGTTGGTGTGCCCCAAGTATTGGTTAGATTGTTTGTGCTTGGTGGAAAATATGTGACCACTGTTGCGGGTGCTGTACCAAATGAAATACCTGTTGTAGTTGTGCCGCCTGAAATATTGTCGTTTGGAAAGAAGCCGCCGCCTGGATCAGTCCAGAGTGTTGTTAACGTAATCGCAGTGCCGCCTGCGTTGACACTGGCATTGATTTGAATAAATTGATCAGTGTACAAATATGTATCGGCAAACTGTTTGTAAATAGTTGTTGGCGTTGTTGTCAAATCATAGAATCCGGTTGTGGTGGCCAAGGTAGTTGGAGTTCCAGTGCCACCTATGCTAGTGGTGCCGGTGTATGCTGTACCTGCAATGGTCTGTGTGGCTGTTCCGCCGGTGATATAGATATCACCTACCAATGTATTGGCCAAATCATTCCACTCGTCATCAGCTGTTGTGCCTGTGGATGTTTTTGATGTTTCCCACTTGATACGTCCGCCTGCGTTGAAGAAATATCTGGCACTGGCAGCATTGGCAAATGTGATTGTGTGTGTGAATGTTATGGTCCAAGGATCGCCTCCAGAACCAGTGGCCGAGTCTTTGCTTGATGTGCCTGTCCACGCTGTATACTGGGTGCCACTTGCAGCAGCACTACCACGGTTGGTTGTAAGGTTAGTCAAGTCTGTGTTGAGTGCCGCCAAAATAGCAATGGTACCTCCTGCTACTGGATTGGTTCTTGATGTGATTGCAGTGCCTTGATGACTGGCTATTGTGCTGATACGACTGTTTAAACTGGCCCACTGGGTAGCAGACACTATTGCACCTGCAGCCACAGTGTCTAATATTGTTGATTGTCCGTATCCAATGTCCGTGGCGCCGGTGCCCCAAATGCTATTAGCGTTTGCTCCTGCGGTGGTGGATGCAAATCCATTGTAATCTGTTGCTTGTATTAATCCGCCTACTGAATATGTCATTTTTTGTTTCCCTTTGTATTAGTTGATCGATCTCAACGCTATAACTCAACGGCGTTCTACTGTTAAACAGCAGTAAAATGGTTGTACCATTGGCGTCATTGTTAATGCTATAGCTGGGTTAATCAATTATTTTTCTTCTTTTCTTTACTTAATTGTTACAATTGCTTCTACAGTTCCCTGTTCTGCGCTTGTCTTATCTGCCAACGCACGACCAATAACGTTAAATGCAGTAGCTTCTCCTGGTTGTGCTGCTCTTGCTAATCCGTTGCCAGCTGAAACAAGACGATCGCCTTTGCGAATTGTACCAATTGTGTTAACTGGCACACGTCCAGTCATTGCAACTGGTGGATGTGTGGCGTCTGTGCCTGCGTTGCTGTTCATCAAATATGCTGCTCTAGTACTTATCACACCAAGCACTTTATCGCTTAGTTCGGCACTGACTTTGGTGATTTCTGCTGTACCACCTAGTTCGACCACTGTGCCAGCATCATAGATCAAGTCTGATTCAAAACGCTCTGCAACGTCAGCGTAGTTGGCATTGATTTGATTGCCTGAAACTGTGCCGTTTGCGCCAAAAATTGTCAATGCTGTGGTTGGTGTTCCACCAACGTTGACTGAGAATGCCAAGTTACCATTTGAAGTTTGATTGGCAATAGTGGTGTTTACTCCTGATACACTCATTCGTAAATCAGAATCTACTCCCACTGACAAACCTGTGTCATTTAACACTCCCAACGTTCCTGATGTAGTATCGTTGGTAGTTGCACTTAAAAATCCTGTTGAGTCAATTCCATCCAGTAATTGTGCATCTAATGCTGTTCCTTGGAACAAATAACTGGCACTACCGGAGCTCATGGTCATACCAGGTCGAACCTGTTGACCAGATCCCCATCCTGGAATGGCTGCCTGCGGAGTAAATGCTGCGTCTTTTGACATGATAGCAATAACAGCATCTTCAACATAGAATTTGATTACAACGTGGCTGGTGCTGGTGTTGTCAATGATGGTATCAACAATGGCACCTGTTGTGCCTGTGCCGGCAGTAAACGCCGGACCCACTAACAAAAATGTAGTACCTGTCCATACCTTTAACTGAGCGTTCACAGTGTCGTACCATAAATCGCCTGTGACGTTGGATGTAGGAGCAGTTGAACTAGCAGTAGCACTACTGATAGTTTTCCATGTTGATCCGTTCCAGGCTTTCATTACGTTTGCTCCAGAATCCCACCATAACTGTCCTTCCAACGGAGCTCCAGGGGCAGTGGTGTTGGATGAATTCTCCAACAAGTGGATAAAGTTTTCATCCAAAAACTCGCCATAACCGGCGTAGTTTTTACCCACCAGCGTCATTGAGCTAGAAGTGTTGATAGTACCATCTGCTACTGTAGCAAATATAGTGCCATCGGTTAAGTTAATTGTATATGCCATGTTGTTTTACTCTCCGTCCTATCTTTATTTATTCGTCAATAATATACACATATTTATGCGGCGCTGAGATTTGTCAACGTTTGGATACGCAATGTATAATCAATCTGTATCTGTCTGTTCAAGCTCTTTTGCACTGGGTGAAAAATCACATGTGTGATCAAACGCAAATCTGTGGCTGATCCGTTCCAGGTTTTTAGACCTAACTCGTCAAATACAAATTCACCATTGAAATTGGTACTGTTGTCAAATGCTTGTTGTCCTACAGGCTCGCCATAATCCAACAAACATTGAACTAAAATATCAGTATAAACCTTGCCAGTGGTGTGTAACACTGTCATTTTGTTGTTGGCAGGATCAGTGTTGGCAGCTGAGTTATCGTCAACTACTTTGGTATAAGTTTCGTTGTACAAGTCAGCATTTTGACCTGTGGTATTTGGGGGCAAGTATGTAATAACTCCAGTTGGGTCCACACTTGAGCCACCATTGCCAAACGCCATCAAGTAAATATAGCCTAGATTTCTATCACTCAATGTTTGTGCCATTGCAATACTGATATTCTCATAATGAATAGCATTCTTTTTGTCTACCAATACTTCGCCTGTCTCAGGATTGAAAATTTTAACAAATCCTTCAATTTTGGCCAACCCGGGTTGAATCATGCTCGTTTCTCCACAAATACTTCTTTGGTCTCTGGATCAAAAATACGCACAAAGCCTTCAACTGATATAGATCCTGTATCGTTGGGTTTTTTTGGAGCTGGCTGTTGAACAACCGGCGGATTTTGTGTGGTATTTTGCGTCATGATTTATTTAGCTGGATTTACAGCCCCCTTAAGAACCTTGCGGCCTGTGTGTCAGTATCCTGCAATGCTACACCATTGCTTGGAGTACCTGCTCCAGGAGCATACCAAGTTACACCACGGCGTACCAAAATAGTAACTTCGTAGCCGTTGATTGGCGCCGAATCAAACTCAATTTGCACCGGTCCGCTACCAATAATTGTATATCCGGCAGTTTGACGAATGCCCCCTACATATACTTCAACTGCTTCGTCAATTGTGGTGCTGTCTTCGCTGTCAACGTTGACATCAGTTGCTACAAATAATGTGGTAACTCCATTGCCCATAAATGAATTGCTGTCAATATAATTTTGGAAAGATTCTGGCATCAAATTACCACGACCTAAATTATAAACAACAGCATCTACAGCATGATCTGCAATGGCAGTACCGGCAGTTCCTCTCAATAGACTACTAACAGTGTTGTTTGCTGTATTACGTTCGCGGTACATGATACGCTCTCCGTTGACTGTCAGCAATCCCCAGATGTTGTTAGACAATTCAGGCTGATCAAGTGCACCTGCATCAACAACATATACTATGTCGTCACTGGCACTCAATGCTTGAGATAGTTGTGTAGTAGTTTCTGGAGTTATACGATACACAGCTTGAACTCCGCGCATGTCTTGGAAAATGCGGAATGCCATGGCCGAAGGAACCACACTGTCTGTGAATTCTGTGATCATCAACACGGTAGTAGAGTCTATCACGCCAGATGATAATACTAATTCTTCGCCCGAAATAGTAAAGTCTTGTCCGTAGTACAAACGGCGGCCGCCGCCTGTGTTATTGATATTGATTGTGACCCAAAGTCTTGCAGGATCAATTATTTCTCGTCCAAGTTGTATATTGTTGACCGTTACAGTTGCACCTGCTGAATAATCAAAACTGCCCGGAGTATCAGATACTGTAGCACGATCAAAATCAGTGTCGTCGTAGCCCTCTGACACAGTTATGCCAGTGGTCACTGGACCAACATACACCTGTGTGAGAATATTTTGTTGACGTGTGTCGTTCCATGTAGTAACTGAAATAATGTCTCCATTGTTTGGAACAAGACCACGTGTTGGATCAAATACCAGTTGTCCACTGTTGATCCTACACTGAGTATTTGTAGTTACTGCAATCAAGATTCGATCTCCAATTGCTGGTGTAGTTGCAAATAGAACTTCGCGCTGTGTAATGCCGTCCCACGGCTCTACACTAAAGTCAACTCCAAGTGTTTGAGGGATGTCATTGACATAGACCAACACTTCATTGTCGGCAATTATTGCCTGACTGAATCCTAGACGGGTTGGAATCAAATAGGCTGTACTTCCATCACCAATGTATTCAGCGCCCCCTGCGGTTCTAGCACGACTACCGTTTACACTAACAATCATGTTGGCAGGATTAGTGTACTCAAGACTGTTGGTTAAATTGTATGTATATACACCGGTTGTTCCAGTGATATATTGCGTTACTGGAGAACTCCAACTGTAATTAACTGTGGTTCCGTTGATAGTTGTTGGCCCAATCACATACAATGCAATATAATCAGTTGTGGTGTAAGTGTCAAGGAAAGTAATAGTTGTGGTATTGTTAGCACTGGCCACATAACTATAATTCTCTGTTGAATCATTTAACTCAATCGGAAGATAAACACCGTTGACAAACAATACCAATTCTTGAATTTGATTATATTGAACATTGATAGTTAGACTATTGCCTACTTCAGCACCATTATACGAAGCTTGCAACAACTGATTTCCGCCACCTACTCCGTACGCTGTTCCAATCAAGATGTCATCAACATTACACCCAGATAACACGGTCAATGTTTGAGTTCCCCAATTAACTGTGAAGTTAAGTCCGGGAATTAAATCAATTCCAGTTGTTTGGTTGACCAGCGAAACAGTGACCAATGCTGGCACAAAGTTAAACCAGTTGCTAAAGCTATACACCTGTGGCAGTTGTTCAACTATAAATCCTTGAGAATATTCGGCAAATCCGTGTCCGTTTACTGCCCAGTCACTGCCCGGACGTGTGTACACACGCATGTCCAATGTGTCAAACTCACTGCCTGGAATCAATTCTTCTGGTGCGTGACTTGAATAGGTATCAATATATGCGCCACCATCAACGTTGACATCTGTGGCTCTTGTGCCAAGGAAAGGATCAAGATACGGACTTTCATAGATGGCATCCAAGATAGCAGGATCATATGTTGGTCGTCCTTCTGGACCAAAACTAATATTGTCAAACGGATTGATGTCAAAGTTGCCCACATCGTATCCTGTGTTCTGACTAAACAATGGCCCAAATACCTGCACTCCCGGATAGTCCAACCCATCAATTAGCAATGGAAGATCTAGTCCAATTTCATTGGGTCCAGGAGTGTAGTAGCCTTGTGTACGATCAACTCCGCTAAGTGTTCCTGGGTTGACCAACAACCAATTTTCTGGATCAAAGGTTGCACTCTGTACTCCAGAGCTGTCACCGCTGTCTGCTTGCCATACCTCATTGTTGTATCTAACCTGTGTACCGTTGTCATAGTTTACGTTGGCTTCCCAATCAACAATGGTACTTGTGTACTGATATCTATCGTATTTGATTGTGGTTTTGATAGATCTAACCAACTCGTTGCCCATCACGGCCACAGCTCTTGCTCCAACACCATTGCCACCAACAAAGGTTATCACTGCGTCAGTTGAATATCCCACACCCGGATTAACAATGTTGATGCCTATAACTTCACCAGCAGTGTTGATTATTGCTGTCATTTCAGCCGGAGTGATAGCTGTGCCAGTCACTATTACCTGTGGTTCTACAGTGTAACCTGCGCCGCCATCGACCACGGTTGTATCTTGTACACTCAATAGATAATTGTTGTACCATTCACTCCATGGATTCTCTGTCCATATTTGCGCATCTGCCGCAGTATCGCTGTTGGCATTTGGTGTTCCAGTTCCTATGGCTGTACTCTGTGTGTATGGTAACAATATTGGACTTATATACTGAGGTATCAACAGATTGATGTTGTAGTACGCCGGACAATCAAAGTCAGTCATCATGCCAGAGTAGATATCTTGACCATTATATGCTAAATTAAACTCTCGCACCTGTACATGATAAGGTTTAACTTCCTGAAGATAATCTAGCACAAACTCTTGATTGTCTTGTCTGTATATCTGGAAAGGAATCAGCTCACGAATTCTGTGTTCAACGTCGATCAAACTGGTTTTTATTAACCACTCCGGTGCTTGTTGCTCACTCAATATAAAATTAAACATCAAGATCAACAATCTGTTACGTTCAATAGCTAGTTCATCAATGAACAATTCTTCGTTGATTGCTTGAATAATCTTACGTGTTTCGGTCACTGGTTCAGAATCAAAATACTGAGCATCAAATACTTCAACATCAAAACCAAAGAGACCCACAGCATAATTCCAGAGTTCTTCACGGAATTGAATGGTTCCGTCTTGTAATCCAACACGATCCCATCCTATGTCTGTGCGTAAATATATTTCAAATTTGCCTTGAGCGTTTGCTGTAACTTTCACACTGGCACCCACAGATACTGTCACAGTTGCCAATGATGCATAATTAAGAACTTCTGCCACTGGAATTATACCAGAATTGTAGCCAGGTTGATACCAGTCAATATAATACCAGTACTTGCGTGTATCGTACGTTTGGACACGACTGAGTTGTGTAACGTTTGGGCTACCTAACAATGTAGAACCGGCAATCACTGTGTAGATTGTCCACAAGCCGTTGTTGGTACTGTCGCTGACAATTAGATATTTGTAACCTAATGGAACTTCTTGAAGATCCTGATAGCCAAGTTGTTCAATATTAGCCAGACGCATGTTCCATTCACCAGAGGCCACTGTTGGTTCTGGCTCTTGACTGTTCAACAGTGTGAATTTTCTTGTTTCTACTATTGGGTAATTTTTTAACGTTGCGTTGGCACGCACAAGATAGTTTTCAAGTGCAGAGAAGCGGTCTACAAACATGCTTTGACGTGGACGGAACTGAACACCATATTGCTCTGGAGGACTCAATGTAGCATCCGGAACCCGAGCTCCTGTGGTATTGACTCCGCAAAAACTGTCTTGAAGTTTACGATACAATCCATCACTCAAAAAGCTGTCGGGACGATCTTGAGCAATCAACTCAAACTCTGTGTGAATATTATTCTCAGTGAATTCGCGATCGTACTCAACGTGCAATATTGTATCTTGAGCTGAGATAAACTCAAGCCCGTTGTAAATTGCCACAGTACTGGCATTTATTGCAGCAATGTACGGAATTCCGCTGCTTCTTGGGCTTTCAATATAACGAGCAATTCCGGTGGTACTCAATGTTTTTCCAGCACTAGTATTGATGGTATTGATTCCTGTGACCCAGAAATAGTATTGTGTGCCAAACGTGCCTTGTGGAGTTAATCTGCTGGTTACTACATAACTAGTTGTGTCTAACGGTGTTCCTGGTCCGGTGTATGTCGCCGGAGGTACTGAACTTTCAATCCACTGATAGATATCTATACTTGATCCTGGGAATAACTGATTCCACCGTCGGCTTGCATACACAATATCATCTTGATTGGGATCGATAAATCTTGCACGGTCAATGTTCCACCAAATTTCACCCACGTGACTTTCGGCCCAGAAATTGCCATTGTTGTTAATTGTACCAACATTATACTTGGCAGGATCAGCTACACTGATGTAGTTGATGTTTTGACGAGCAGCGCCCAATATCTTTCCCTGCAATGGATCAATAAAATCAAAAAACTGAGTTTGACTTGACTGTAGTTTGTTGTACATATAAACAGAGTTCAACAAATAAACGTCAACCACTGGTTGTTGTTGATGAATCACTGTCCAAGCACGTTTACGATCAATGTTGTTGAACACTCCTACTCGTCCATAATTCAACTCACTCAATGTACTGTCACCAAGATCGCTGCCCGGGCTACCAATTAATAATCTACCAGTAGTATAGTTTACTGCTGTGCCCCATTGATCCAGAGCCGACACACTGTTATCATATACCTGTTGTCCAAACACAAATTGACCCGGATTAGACACTGAATCAGTTGAGCTAGGCAAATAATCAAATGTGTACACCACACCGCTCTGTATTATGGTAGAACTAAACAGAGTGCTGTTGTCGTCAAAGTAAGTTGAACCGCCATCAAATGTCACAGGCTCATACAAATTGCCGCCTGGGGCTCCGACGACCAAATTGTCTGCTTCGCTGTCAATAAACACAGAACTGCCAAAAGCAGCACTAGGCACTGGATTAGGACTTGTAATGGTTTGCGTGTATGCATAAACGTCAAATCCGAGATTGGCAAATGCTGTGCCGGATGTGCCTGGCAACACTGTTAATCGATTGAGTTCGTCTGCAGCTTCAATGTTGACAACACTAATAGTCAACAGTCCATTGGTAGAAGATGCTGTGATGTTTGGAATCGCAGCTGATACTATGTCATTGGCCAACACATCTGTCCAACTTGCAGATAACCAATAACTGGCATCCAAAATGTTTGTTCCTATTGGCACTGCTCTAAGTGCTTTGTAAATTGTTGCTCCGTTGATTACCAAATCATCTTTGTTCCAGGCAAGATTTATGTTCCACGAGTCAGGAGTTGACACTGTCACAGGCGTATTTTGTATACGTATGGTTTGCCCAGGAACTAATGTTGGATACGCAGACATAGATGGAGATGTTATTACTCCATAAATTCTTGCTTGATTGACTCTACGATCAACGCTGCCTGCTTCTGGTAATACTGTGCCATCCTGAGGGGCACCGATGTACACGCTGCAATTGTTGGGACACACGTCTACAGTTTGACCAAAGTTTGAGGCCTGGAAAGGAGCATCAGCAGAGAAGTTCTGTATTGAGTTGAATATGTTGCTTTCAAATTCCAAAATATCTCCAACATTCAACTCAACATTGCTTTCCAACACTACGTTGGACCCAACCACTGTGAATTGTCCATTGATAAATTGATCGGCATTGGTCAAGAATGTGTTGTTTAACAACACACTGACCGGAGCCTGGAATCCTGATGGCAATGTATAGGTTGTGATATCCGAATCAGAAACAATCACACGAGTCACACTACGATCAACGGTGTAAACACTGCCGGCATCGCTGATGGTATCTACAGTATCGTTGGGACAACCGATGACAATTTGACGACCGTCTGTGGTTGTGGCAACACTTTGTCCAAATCTTGCATCTGATGCTAGACCAGCAACAGTGATGGTTTCCACTGGTGAGAAATAAGTTTTTGCATTTGCAACAATAGCGGCTTGGTTTATAGGCGCGGTTATAAATGTAATGCTTCCGCTGGCCCATGTATAATCAATGTAAGGACGTTGTAGAGCGCCATTGACAGTTACAGAGAATGAAAAATAATCATTGTTATCCACAGTGTACAAGTAATTTTCTAAATTAAAATTAGTGGTACTTCCATTGCCAGTATAGCTTTGCGCTGTTTTACGAATAATTAAAAGTATTTGTCCAGCAAGTGGAGTGTTATCCAATGCAATATTAGTTCCTGATACAGTGTAGTCGACTCCTAATGTTAATAGTTGATTGTTTAAAATCACATTGAGTTGTAAATTGTTATCAATTACAATTGAATCACTGTAATTATACAAAAAAGAAATTCCGTCCGTAATGTATTTTACTGATTGGTCTTCAGTGTCAACTCTGCCAAATGCATATACTTTGTTCTCGGCTGGCGCACCAATATACATCCACCGCTCATCGCGGCTGATTGTTACCGAATAACCAAATTCAGATACATCATTGTAGTCGCCAAATGGTGCAACAAGCAATTGTCGTTGTTCAAAGGCATTGGTAGTTGCACCGCGATAAACAACTCCAGCGTAACCTGTTTGACTGTTTGATTCGCTGGCTCCAATAACACACCACTCTTGGTTGCCAATATCAACTGCGTTACCATAGCCAGCTGTGGCTGTAGCACCTAAAAGCAACAAGGAACTTTGGGCGTATTGATTGTCGCTGTCTCGTAGATACGGATAGACAGCGCCAGTTGAGCTGTATGCTGGTGCTCCAACTAACGCAATAATGTTGTTGATACCTTGTGCAATACTGGCACCATAGCGAGTATTAGCAACCAACGCATTGGGGGTCATTTCAAAGTGAGCAGTAAACGGTGCCTGTTTTTCAATTACTTCCCAAAGTCCAGAACCGTTGTTGTCAACCCAAGCTCTTGCCCCGGGCAATAAAGAATCAACATATGGCAAGTCAATAACATCGCTGGCCTGAGTCACACGCATTGTTTGTAAATTATATGCAATGCCCTGAAGTGCAATGTTTGACAATCCAGTCAGCACAGTAACTGGTAATTGAATTACAATTTCTGTTGCTCCTGGCACTGCCAGCACACGATACACATTGTTGATTTGGTCATTGACATATCGTATGATAATAATACTGTCAACACTCAGCCCGTGTGGTTGACTGAATGTCACTGTGCTTGTGGTATCAAGATTTGAAGAAATATTTAAAATTCTTCCAGGAACTCCTGAGCATCTGTAGATATTCCAATCATAACTGTTGCTCTTGGCTGCCCAGATTGTGGTACCCACACCCACAGTGTCTAACACAGCCGGAGAAATTCCTAAATCACCCAGCAATGAGAACACTGTAACGTCTACATCATCAATGTTTACATAGCCGGCAGTGGGCAATGCTGCATCTTGTACAGATGTAGTTGTGGTTGGCAATATGTTGACGGAAGTAAGTTTGTAACTTTCTCTCCAAATATTGTCAAGTAATACTGTTTGATCAGCTTGGCTAGTTTGTTGAGGTTCAATCACTTGAATCAACGCTGGATCTGATTCCAACAATGCTTCATTTAATTGCAACTCAAAGAAACTTCTATTGGCATTGGCTCCATATGCAGAACGTTGAATGGCCCAATTTTCAAATATATCATATTCAGCAACTTCTTTTTGAAGATTTGCATTGCCCAACAAACGCACACTTCTGATGGTACCTTTGTCTTTGAGGAATTGCTGGTACACATTGACCTGACTGACATCATCAAGATTCAGGGCAGTCATATATTGTCTTGGACGGAATCCAATTAATCCGTAGCTCAGTAAGTCTTGATCACTTTCAAGGTTTGCTGTGACAGTGTTATAACTGTTGGCCAACTGATTGGCTTTGTTGGGAATGTTTTCCAACAATCCGTTTTGAATCTTTGTGTAGTCACTCTTGACCCAATTGCTGTATTGGAACTCTACACTGGGTTGAACAATTGTCTGTGCTGACCAATAGTTGGTTTTATAGAGAACAATTTCTCCCTTGGCATACTTGCGATTTGGTTCCCAATTTTTAACGCTAGCACGGTTGTTAAGTATAAATCCTTGTGCATCCAATTGACCAGTCCAGTCTGCGCTAACAGCAGCAGAAACATTAACACGACCTTGACGAGCACCAGTGGCCGGATCATAAATCAAATCATTGAAGATACTGACATTGTCCAGTACTACCATACTTTCGTAACTGGTATACTTAAGATCAATGTATGATATTGTTTGGTTGCTCAAACTTGAAATTTTAAATACGTTCTCAAAACGATCTACCACTAGATCTCTAACTGGCAATGTGGTTCTATTTTGATCTAAAATAAGATTTTCTGGTGTTTGTGCAATCACACTGTCAACAATGGCCTGCTCCTTGAATGCAGTCAATGAAGTTGCTGTGGGATTGAGATTGATAACGCTGCCAGTCTGCCAGCCTTGATTAGCCCAGTACAAAAACTCTTGGGCCATTTGATTCCAGTTCAAAGTACGACCGTTTTCTCTACTATCAAATATTAATCCTTGACTTTCCAGCAATGCTCCATAGCTCAACAAAAAGTCGGCCACAACGGTCTGATTTGCAAATACGTATCCATAGGGCACCTGCACAACATCTTTTGTGTATTCGTTTGGAACTCGTACAATTGATCCACCTGCTTCAATGGTTATTTTTGTTCCTGAAGTGCGGCTGGCCAATATTTCAAAGTATGGATCAGTAATACTGTAGCCATACACTGCATATCCACCGTCAACTGCTTGAACAATGACACTGCTGTAAACTGTTCTTTCAAATGGTTGATTTTTGTACAACAATAAATTGTAACTCTCGTCGGGCAATAACAAACTGGAGTTTAAACTGTTAGGACTTGATTTCTCTGTGTAAATTTTGAGATATTGTTTGTCTGTAAAACTTCCTAGACGATAACACAAACGTACATCCAACTTGGCTAAATCTGCTGTCAAACGTGTGGTACTATCAAGACCCAACAACTGATTGTAATCAACAATCCAGTCAATATAACTGGCCTTGCTTACACCATTGCCGTAGACTTCAACTCCGTTGGCGTCCAATCTATATCGATTGTTGTATAGATACTGATCTAGCTCAGTATCAAATTTGTATAGATCTCTATCAACAAACAATGAGAAAAACTCTGCTGGTCGAGTCAGCGCCAACAATCTCATGACGGCAAATGGATAACTGGAACTCTTGAACCATGTGGCTTCTACAGGGCCGCCATCACCAAACGTCCATGACTTTTGGAACTGTGATGAGTCGTACAATCCAACCACTGTGTCAAACGGGCTCAACAATTGTCCTTCGTCGCCAGTTGGTATTACCTGACTCAAGCCTGGACGAGCATATTGAGGAAGAATATATTCTCCAGCTGGGTCGGCCACACGACCTAGCTCCAAATCATCCCATAGAACCAAGTTACCGCTGGTATATGGTGCTGCACCGTAGATGTCTTGCCACCAGGCGGGTTCTTCTGTAAATCCCAACATCTCCCACGGACGTGTGTCTGGATAATCAGTGTCAAAGAAGTACCTATAGATTCCACGCCATGCACCTGCTGGCAATGGTGCTTCTTCTCTAATGTCGGTGGTATCAGATAATTTGTTGCCTGATGCAATGTAGTTCCATGTAAATTCGTTGGATGCATTATAATCTTGAGATTTATAATCTAGCTTGTTCCACCCAATCCAACTCAAAAAATCAGTTGATAAAATTTGATTTACTTCGGCTAACGTATAGTCCGTGGTTCTAAATTGTCCCGGAATAACTTCAACGGCCGGCAAAGGAATAGCCGACTTAATTTTTAAGTTGTTGTAGATTCTGGTTTCAAACTCCAACAACAAACTGTCTCGGAAATCATCAAATGCCACAGTCTTGCTGCCGTCGTGTCCTTGTATGACTAGCGTTGGTGTGACATAGGTAGTGTCCAAGTATATCTGTGGTTTGAATGCTGGATACAATCCCAACTTGGTTGGAGTATTTGGAACAAAACTTCCGTAGGTAGTGGCATATTCTCTAATGACAATTACGTCCCCCACTGCCAATGGCGACGTAACAGTGAGTCTTGGACCATCGGTCGCTACGGTGTAGTCGTATCCAACTGTCAACAACACATTGTTGACATACACCAATACACTTTGATAGTTAGAGCTTGAGAAATCATAAGTGGTTGATAGATCAAACACCGGAGTAGATATTGGAGTGTACGTTGTTGTGGTTTGTGAGAACACCGAACTGGCCGGCAACATATCACTCCAGTAGAATGGATTGAATTGTGTACGACCAGTGGTGATGTCGCTGATCACTGCTGTCAGCATGTCAGGTATGGTGTAATTGGTATAGTCATTGCGAACTGCGGTATCCAACAATTGAGCTTTGAACTTCTCGTATTCTCTGCTGTTGAAATTCAATGCGTTGAATATATTGTATTGTTCGCTGCGCATGAAATACCCGGCCAATGTCATTGGCGAGCTTTGTTGTAGAATATTTGTGCCATAGCGACTTATATCGCCCAAATCGCGTGTGTTGTTTGCTCCGTTGATTGGGCCAACAATGTCTTTGAGATTTTGGCCAATGGTCTCATAATGAGATCTAACTGTACCCAACGTGAATGTTGGACTGTTTTTATTCAGTGGATTGTTCTCAAGATTCACAGGAACTTCATAAAATGCCACTTTACTGGTCTGATCACTGATGGCGTCAACTTCAATAACTTCACCGACGGCAATATCCGCATTGATTGTCAGTGTAGTGGAATTACTTGTGACTGCATAACTGTAGTTGGTTGGGTCAATAAATTCTCCAGACACATATACTTGCAATGCTGGCAATGGAGAAGTATTGTTGACTGCTATGTCCATGGTCAATGGTTGACCATCATACACAAATCTAAATTGTTGTCTTGTTATACTTTTGGCAATTGCTGTTTGCCACCCAATTTCTTTTGCAAACACAGTTCTGTTGCTGTATTGTCTTACCAGTCCTTGACTGATATTTTCAGTAGAGCTTACGCTGTCTTTGGTATAGGTAAATGTGTCATTGTATAAATTATTTTCAAACACAATATCGCCAACATTGGCCAAACTAAGATAGCGCAAAGGAAATCCTAACACTGTGTCGTTGACTCCTGATACTTGTGCATAGGAAAATAATTTGTTGCCTACAAAATTGGTACTGGGATATTTTGCACGATTGCTAAAACTGACCCCGTCAAGGTCATAGACATCAAACAACGGTGCCTGATTTGTTTGAGTTTTTTCTTGTGCCGATAGCCACTCCACTCCATCAAAGTAAAAACTCAGTCCTTGTTGTTTGATTCCGCTCAAACAAACCACGGTTTGATCAACCAGCACTGTGGCATCGCTAGCCGGAACTAAATTGATAATTGGTTGAGCAATCAACGGAGGCACAGAATCAGGAATGATAAATTCCACTACATAAATTTTGTTTCGTACCTGGGGATCTGAATCATTGGCAAAAATAATTCTGGAGCCGGTAATAAATGTATAGCCATCTGTGCTGTATCCTGTTGTGCCATTGATTGTACTGAGAGCATCGGTGGCTGCAAAGTCAATGATATCTACTGGCTGTTTGCCTTGGGTGCCAAAGTCAAACAATCTTGTGCCGGCCCGATATTCCAACACTGGGCGTTTGGCACGAAAGTTATTGTCCAATGTTGCAACGGTGTTGTTGTATTCAGCAGTGGCATTAATCACATCAATGTGGAACCAACGATTGCTGCGTGTCCATGCATTGAGATCTTGGCTGGCACGATTTATTGTGAGGTAATCCGGAATCAACGGCTGATTCAAACTGGCATCATAGTTACCTATGTCATATCCGGTACTGTCGTAAGGAACCGTGGCACTTTGTGTGTATGTTTCTGGAGTTACAAAATTAGCAACAGGCAACAATTTAATTGCCGTTCCCACGCCTTCAACATAATATTCCTGATTTTGATAACTGCTGGGATTTACTGATCCATTGAACTGTACTTTTAACCCATTTGTAAATACCACACCATTGGGGCTAGTGTAGTTCTGCTTGTCAATAATATCCGTGATATCTAGTGTATCAACTTGATCTTGATTGATTAGCTTGATTCGACCAAAGATACCAGGATCTGTGCCATCTTGATAGTACAGTGTATCAAGTACCGCAGTCAACAAAGGAATTTGTTGAAAATATCCTTCAGCATCTTTGTACCACTGAGTGCTGGAATATTGTGTTCCGTTGGTGATTGTGAATTTTTCCAGATTGGATACTGACAGTACATCAACTAACTTGATATATTGTGATCCGTCGTTGGTGGTTACATATTGTATCTGCCAAACACTATAACGTTGGGCCGTTGGTACATCAGTTGTTTGATCAAACAGCGTGGTATCATATGATCCTGCACCGCTTTCAACGTTGCCAGCATTAGGCAAAGGATCAAATTGTGTAGTAACTTGCCAGCCGCCATCTTGTGCATCGGTAATTTCATTTAAGAAAACAATGGTTTTGCCATTCAGTGAGGTTGACCCGTCAATACCGCCGGTTCTTTTCAAAAATGGCTCCACGTATTGATTGTTGATTTCATTGAACTTGAGATCCGACACAATTAAATCAACAGTGCCGGGTGACTTGCCTGGTATACTACCAATGGTGTCTAGTGTATAATAAAAATTTTGTGCTGTGGACAATGGTACATTAAAAGAGACTGTACCTAGGTCTTCACCATTGTTGATAACGCCCAGTACATTTCTTGAACTGATGTTTGGAGTTGAAGGAATACGACCGTTGATACCAGGAACGGTTTGTATCCAAAATCCTGGGCCAGTGCCCGAGGTTCCATCAACAATGTTGATTTGACCCTGCATGTTTGGTTGTGTAGGATTTACATAATACAACGTGTTGGGTGCATCTTGTGGCACTACAAAAGTTATAAGTCCTTCGCTGATGCCGTTGTTTGTGACGCCAGTGTTGTATTGATTGGTTGTGCCCAATGTTGGCTCAGTTTTGATATACATTGGCAAATCTCTATTGAGAATCATGTTGAACACATAGGTATTTCCACGAGTCAATGTCAGTATTGGGTTGTTTTGATAATCAATTACATAGGCACTGGTACCTTGATTGGTCACACGAAAATTAACAGTTTCCTTGGCATTCTGTGCTACATTAAATGTGTAGTTGCCGCCGCGTACTAGAGTTAACACAGGATTCTCTCCGGCCACTCCACTGAATGTATAAACACCATTGGCGCGAGTCACATCAAAATCATCAGTGGTTGCCACAGCTTCAGCAAATACGTCAACCGAATCAGGACCAGCTGGTAACCAATAGTATTGATTGAAGTTTACAAATTTGTCAAAATCAACAAATGGGTCCCAGGTATAATAGTCACTGGTGTATAATCTATCTGCATTATTGGTGATAGCACCTTGAACCGTTAGAGCATCTGTTATACCAGGATAGGTGACGGCATCTTCAACTGTTTGTCGATCTTCACTTAAAAAAACCACACCAGGTTCTAGCTGATAGTTGGCGCGAACTGCTGTTGGTTCTGCGATATAGTTTTCTTGAGAATTTATACCTGGGCCAACTTTACGTCCCACAAATCCCTGAATGCTTTTGAACTTAGGTTCTTGTACCAATTGATCAAGTGTGGCGCCAAGAAACTGTCGATTGGTAGAGGTTTGAAAAATCTCTGGTAAAAAATCTACGGTTCGAACTCTTGCCATATTAAATTACTCCACTTCCTGGTGCTGTCCTAATGTTGGTGCTGGTCAAGGCTTCAATAACCTCAATGTTGTTGACATTGGCGGCATTTACAAATATCTGACTTGGTGTTGACCTAATTTCATATAGGTCGCCAAAACTCTTTTGGGGGTTCAAAGGAACTAGGACCACACTACTAATTATGCCTCTCATTTCGGCATGGAGATAAGCTGCTAATTCTGAGAAGTAGAACGTGTCGCCAAAATCCCATTTGTCCAGTGTAAAGTAATTGTTTAAGTTTTGCACTATGAGATTTTTGATTTCACTCACGCTGGCAGTGCTGTTTGCTGCTTTGATTACTTTGATTGTTGCTCGCAATTCTTCTGTGGCCTTTTCTCCAAACAAAGGTTTGAACTCAACCGAATTTAAAATTACACTGTCAGAAATCATTTTGTAATCTTGTAGGCCACCATAGGTTGTTGTTAAACTATCAATGGTCGGAGGTGTTGGTTCTGGAACTGTTCCAGTAACGTCTCGAATATAATTCTGATAAGCAACATAGTACTCGTTGGTCACTACATAGAGATCAATGATGTTGGTTGTGCCAGGATCAATACGACTGGTCAATGGACTGTTGTGTCTGTATTGAAAATACAGATCTTGTCGGCCAGTTCTAGCAATAAATTCATTGTTTACTACCAACGTTCTTACAAAAGTAGTTGTGTCAATAACCAGGGTATAGAATATTTCACTGGAGTACGCATAAAAGACTTGACCGTCAACATATTCTGTTTTGACCAATTCAATATCATCTAGTGTTGCATATTCAGAATTTACAATGCCTTGTTCGACCAAAAGATATCTTTCAAGATTGTCAAAGTCCACGGTTTTTTGTAAAAACACCCAAGGCGATGTAGAAGTAACAGTTGCAGTTGGTGCCACAATTTCATCAAAGAAATCTGGATTGTCAGGAATACCGTCGCTGTCAGCATCGCTAAACGATACCAACACTTGAAAGTCGTCTACAAATCCATCGCTTTGTACTGGCTGACCAACAATTTTAAGGCGTGTGTCACCAGACAGCGGTAATGCTGAATCTGGTCTTGAATTTGTTTTTAACACATTGACGAAGTCGCTGATCACAGTGCCTGTACGACTGTCGTAGATCAGTTGATCCCCGTAGTAGAAGAATCTAGTTTGTAACACACTACCAAAATAATAATCCAGGGCTCGAGAACTCACTGTGTATGTGCTACCATCAGTGACAAATTGCACAAACCAGCTAGCATCAAGATTTGTACCGGCTGTACTGCCTGCAAAAGTCTGACTCCATGATGCATTGATTGCCAAGTTAGTACTGGTAATCAAGTACCATGTTCCAGCAGTGCCTGTAATACTCCCAATACTGTCATAACCTATACCAAAGTCACGATTCAATCGAATCTGTTCAGCCATACTCTGCTCAAATGTGGTTGGTAAATCTGTAACAAAAATTGGAATTACTTCTGTGGCCACAGCACCTGTTGGTATGTAGTTGTTTAATGCCACTGGTCCAGACCCATCGGGTAAATTGCCTAGTCCGTTGTTGGTACCATCTAATACCACTGCAATTGGGCTTGCCCATAGAACCAACTTCTCGTCAGCTCGGGTAGGAGTGCCTGCTTTAAGTCTATTGTTGGAATCAAAATAATATCCGGCAGGTGGAACAAATTTGACTAAACTTCCAATCACAATATACTTTTTGTTATCGCTGGTGTATGGACCAATTGGTACTGCGGCATCGGTAGCATTGGTAAAGTAACCTGTGGTTGAATTGGCCAAACTGGTACTTAGATTCCATCCCACATTCAACGGTATCAATGAAGGACGAGGAAATTTAGAATAATAAAATTGTATGCTTTGACTTTGTGTCAGCAAGGGTTGAACCCGGTTGGTAATTACACTGGAAATTTCATTGTTGGTCAAGAAGCTAAACTGAAAACTAGGCAAGTTAAAAGATTCATACAGCGCACCGTCACTGCCAAACACATTTGTGCTGGCGTACTTGCCAGTGTTGTCAACCAATTCAAGGTAACGACTGGTGCCAATTGAGGCACGATTCAATGCTTTGGATTTTAAAATTGAATTGTAGGCTGTGAAGGGGAAGTTATTGTAATCTTCCCCGTTGACCATACGATTTTGTGTGTAATATCTGGCAGGAGCACGTTGTTTGATTTCGTCAATGCTTTCTCGCGCCGTGGCGTTTGACACAGGTGTAGAAATTCCACAGGTAAATGTAATTGTTTCGAGTTGTCCTGTTCGACTTACATAGCTAATTGGCAATACCACTGATTGCATTTCTTCTGGGTTGATAATGTATTCCAACCCGTTGGATGCACGCACATATGCACGAAACTGTCCCACTGGAATTTCAGAAAACACACCATCGCCAAAGTTCAATGTAATTTGATCGTTGGTGCGAGATGACACAGAAAAAAGTTTGCGTAAATTTGGAGCAGTCTGCTCAGCGGCCGCGCCGTATACACTTTCAACAAAATTCCACTCGCTGGCAATTGAGCCCACATTATCAAGTTGATACAACCAACGGTCATCGTTATTGACGCCTTCAATATTGATGTTCACTGCTCGGTTACTCACACGGTCAGCCAAATTAAAATCTTGATTTTGCAACACCCCTTGCTTGAACAAAAAGAAGTAACCTGTGTTGGCCGAGTTAAATCCCAACTGATCGTTGCGGAACAGCATGTTGAATATGCCGTTGGGTCGTGGACTTGGTTCGTACACATAGTCTCGACCAATGGTGCTGGCATTTACAGCTTCGAATGGCATGTTGATACCATCAATGGTAGAGTTATAAGGTATTACTGGTAGGAATCCAGGAACAAGATTGATACTGTACTCGTTGGTATCTACTCCTAAAATAGTAGTACGATTGCCAGGACGACCAATACGTTGACTATCAACCAAACTAGCATTGATAATTGCAGTGAACTGTTCTTGCCAATTAAAATTTGTAGGATCTGCCCAGTTTATGGTTACATTGGCCAAATCAATACCGTTGAAATCTGTGACATTTTCTGTGGTTTGTACACTGAATATTTTTAAGTATCCTGATGAGCAAATATTGCGCTTTGGAGTATAGCTTACTAGATTGGCAAGACGTACTACCGAATCTCTACGTTCAGCTGTGTCAATGTAGTTTTCACGTGTGTTTAAATCTGTACGGAAGGCCAAACTTTGGCCCATAAAAGCCATAACGTCAAGCATGGCAATAAATTCTGATGATTCAATGTAGTCATTGAATGTTTCGGGGTAGTAAAGACGTAAGTAGTCTACAAAACTCTTGCGTAGAGTTTCAAAATCGTAGCTTTGGAAGTCTGCTTCACGATAGGTTTGATAGATTCTTTTCCAATCTTCAACGCCAAATATTGCTGTCTGTCTAGTAGTCTTTGCCATGGTCTTATATTTATGGCAGTGAAAAACGGCTCAGTTTAAGATGTCAAATATAACTGGCTTGGCGTGTTTGTTGATCAAAAAATATGCTCAAACGTTCAGCATCGGTGCTGGGCACAATGGTTAATTCCAACTGTATTAGCATGCCGTTTTCCTGGGGAAATATGTCCACACTGGAGATTTGCAACCGAGGATCTCCACCTGCAACACGTTGTATTTCTCTAGTGATTGCTGCTTCGGTTTCGTTGGTTTGATTTTCAAACAAATTGTCCCAAAGTGCTGTGCCATACCCAGGGCGTCCCACCAGTTGCCCTTGACGTATGTTTAGTGCATTTAGCAAGTCGCGCTTGATCAGTGCATCATCCACCAGGGTAAATTTTTTAAACTGATCTTGTGTGTTGAATCCAATGAATGTGGCCATAGTCTAGTATTTAATCCTTTGGTTTACCTGGAGCAAAACGGAATACACCGTCTTCATCGGCGATTGGGGGTACGGCAGCAATTGTGTTTGCATCAGCATAGTCAATTGAAGGAACTTTAGGGTTACCAATGATATCTGTCACTGCTTGGTCAAGATCTTGACGATCCACTGTGTTTTCAAATCCTGAAATACCTATTCCAACATTTAGCAATGCTGAATAAGTGTCCACAAAATCTATAGCGTACTGTGCCTGTCGTGCTATTATTAAGATATTGTTTACAAGATCAGTACTGGCAGTATCATTTACCCAGCTCACTACCGCAGTTACTCCATATCTGGCGGCCGGTTGCACAAAAGTTGCTTGAAATTTTGCTGATTCTCTACCTGTCAAAATACCAGCATCAATCAACCCCTGAAAGGCTCCGGTCATTATATCAATCTGTGCAAGATTTTGAAGTATTGGCTCATTGAGATAATCAAGCAAGCTAGTGATACCGTTTTGTCCAGTCCATACTGCTGGGGTGTTTAACACTGCCAGTGTCAGTGATGGTTCGGTAATCAAATTTATGGTTCCGGGTTTGAGATATCCAGTGAGTGTTAATCCAGCCGGTGTTTGTCCATAGACACCAACTCCTCGAGTCGATATCTCAGTTCCAAGATACACAGGATTGCCACTGTCATTTAATTGCCAATCAACCAATAAATTTCCGTCATTGTCATAGGGATTTACATAGGCAGCATTGGCTGCTTGTGCAGTCAACGCAGTTACTTGTTCAGATGAAATCATTGATCTTCTCCAATTCCTATGTCTGCCGGCGGTTCTGAAATATAATCTTCGGCATCAATTGGGTCCTCCAGTGGTGCTCTTAACACAGTGGCTGCTGCATTTGCTGCCCGGGTCTGTAAATTAGATTGTGTGGTATTTGTTGTTGCCACAGTAGAAGATGGTGTTGGATCTTGAACGGTCGGTGTTGAATTCAAATCCGTTTTGTTGTTGACACCTTTGCTGTGATATGGATAGGGTTCGTGAGTAGGTGCTCTAGTTACAATGGTTTCTAAAGTTCCTGGAGTCACTGTCCAGCCTGTGGTTGAATCAAATTTTGTGTCTGATAGTTTGTAGTTTGGCAGTGGTGGAATTTCTGGCACAGGCGGAGTCGGCGCTCCATTTAAATTGATTACTTTAGCTTTGAAATTCAATGCCGAAGTGGCCTCCCAGCCACCCATTTTGCTTTTGATTCCCAGTGTGCCGTCTGAGCGTATGCCCAAAAACTTTGTACTAGACAACACCAGTTTGTCCAAGGAACTCACAACCATGGTTTTACCACTTTCTAAAAACATTTTTTCTTGAGCTTTGATTTTTATTGTGCCGCCCGCGTACATATTGATATTTTTGTCAGCGTGCAAATTCAGTGTGCCCTTTGTACGTAAGTTAATTGAATTGGTGCTGAAAACATCCACAGTGCCCTGTTTGCCAAACTCCATCCAGGTTTGACCATTGGCATGAGTGATGTAAAAACAATCTCCGTCATCACTCATGGTGATTTGATGACCTTTAGCCGTGCGTATTCGTACCAGAGTATCTGTGCCACTGAGGTCGCCATCATCCATGACAAAAGTGTGGCCGCCCATGCGTCCAATTACTGCTATCTCCTGAGGTGTTACTTCGCCTTTTTCTAATTTTGCACGAATGGTTTTAGGATCAAGACCGCCTTGGTAAATTGCTTTGCCCGGTGTTGATATTCCGTAAACTGTGCTTGGAGATTCTCGTTGACTGTTTGATCGTATTGGTCCGCGTATGGGATCGTTGTTCAATCCTTGTTGAAATAATATGCCAGCCACTACACTTTGCACAGGTTTTGGCTGATCGTAAAATCTAGGATTTTCGTTGATTGCTTCATTGAGTTGGTTGATCTCTGTCACTGGCAACAATGGTGTATTAACAAAATAATTTTGCTGTGTTTTGTTTCCGGCAACATATTTGTTACTGGATCCAATGGCCGGAATCATGTGATTGATGCCTGTTTCCGGAAGACAACCTACATATATTCCTTGACTGGGATCACCGCCGATGAAAAAACAAACAACACGTACCCCCAGATCTGGTGGAGTAAACCACATGCCATAACTGTTTCTGTTACCAGGATATGTTCCTACACCGGCGCTGGTACTGCCTACATTGATTGGTGTTGCTCCATAAAAGGGCGGACAATAACTCACAGTTCGCCACAGCGTTGGATCAGTTAAATTGGGACTGCCGTCGGAATTGGTAGCACCAAATTCCTCAATGTATACCTGTAGACGGCCAGCTCTCACAACATCAACGTTGTTGGTCACAATGCCCACATATGGACCCATCTCCGCAGGTGCGCCGCCGCGATCAAATTTATAATTTCCGGGACGTCCTCTACTGCGTTGTGTATTTTCTGCCATTGCCTATCCTAAAATTATGTTTCTCTATTGAGCAGTTCTGGACCATTGGTTTCTGTTCCGGCATCATCGCCTGCTGCCAATGTTTGCGGAGGTGCTGGCCCAAGATCAACTGCACGATTAATTTGTGATTCTGGTACTACCAATGTTGCGGTAGTACCTACAGGTAAGCCCGACGATGTTGGTGCTGTAGCCACCGAGGATGGTCTAGTGGGAGAACTGCCAAGTATGTTGTTTACCGCACCACTTACAAGATTCAATCCAGTGTTCACTGCAAGATTAGTTAGCCCAGTTCCTGCTAGGTTATTCAAAAAGGCCGGTGTTGACAATGCTCCCACTAGCGAACCAAATGATCCAGACAATCCGGATCTGGCTGCTTGCTGAAGCAATGAGTTAATAGTGTCTTGTTGTATACCTGCGGCAATAGACTGGTTGGCTTTGAATGTTTGATCTGGATAATAGGTGTTCAGCGTTCCTTTGAGTGTTTGGGTAAATTTGCCTCGATTGAATTCGCTGATGCACTCATTGGCACGATACACATAACTTTGTCTTGCAGCACCCGGTTGTCGACCATTTAAGAAATAGGTTGTCTGCTCGTTTGGATCAATCAATCCAGTTGAAAGATTGTAGTCTCGCGGAGAATTAATTAATATTTCAAAACAAATTTGTTGACTGTCAAAGTTGATGGTTCCGTCGGCCAAGAAACTTCTAAAATAAAATGGATCATTTTTTCTAATCCCAGCAAATGCTTCACCTTGTTGTAGCCATGCAGGATCTCCTACTATAGTCAAAGTAGCATTTGCTAGATCTCCAGGATTGAACAAATAGTCTGCCAAGTTGGCTTTGGTTTCGTTGACTTTGCCATCGGCACCTTGACTACTTTGATTACTGCGAGGATCAAAGTTAAATTTCATTGCATCGTTGATTATAGTTGCAGGATTACTGGATCCGCCGCTGAGCACACTGGTATACAGGGTATTCATGGTCTGTTCATAGCTTAGAACAGAATTATTTTCTCCTGTGAACCAATAATTGTATTGTTTGTGTACGCCTTTGAATGTGGGTACATAAAAATAATTACTGCCGGATTCATTGATTCTATAGATGTTTACTGAGTATTTGATATCGTAGGCATAGTCATTGCGTAAAGGATCGTACTTGGTTGGTGTGGCCTGTAGTCCAATCTTGAAATAGGCCAAGTTACTAGCAGCAGCACCGTTGGGTTTTTCTTTTTGTGAGTTGGGATCAAAGATCACAATTTGTTGATCTTCAAGATAACTGGAATTTCTAACCACTTGGTCAATTACCTGTACTATTTGACTACCTGCTGTGATTGTGGCAATTTTGCTGTTGTTGTCAACACTTTGTTTGGTGCCAAGTTTTTTGTTGGCTGCATTCTGACTGGTCGAATTTGAAACCTTGCTCTTGTCAGTGGATCCTTTGTTTTTGATTAGGGCCTGTTCAAGACTGGCGTTTACAAACTCAATGCTGTAGTTATCAGGATAGGTGTATATTCCGTCACGAACCAATTGTGCCTGATATTCATTCATGGCTGCAAACAAACCTTGGCGAATTGTTGTTTTGTTTGATGGAGCTGCACTGGCTTTGGCAGGAGCAGAGTTAGTGGTTGTGGTAGTGCCCCCTATACCTTGATCTGCTGGTAACAATGCAACACCTTCGTCATCATTTTGAATTCCGCCTGTAGTGGTAACAGAAGTATACTGCGCCGGTCCACTTAACACATCTTTTACAGTGACTCCACTGAGTTCAACGTTGTAAGGTATTGATCCTCGGCTGGTACCTGCTGGAACTTGATAACTAGGGCTTGTGGCTTCAATTTCATATTCAACTAGTTTGTTGGCTATTTTAAAATCAATTTTGTTTATGGCCAGCGGATACCATTTTTCAACAAATGCTGATCGATCGCTGATGCCGTCTGGTGCTACAGTGCCTGCTTTGACCAAATTGCCTTGTGCATCGTATCCGTAGAAACGTATGACCAACAGATACATCTGCGCAGCAAAGTTTTTCTTTTTTCCCTCGGCGGTGCCAAGATAGGCTTGCACAGCTCGATCAAGATTGCCAATCAGTGTAATACCATTGGGTTCTACCACTGTCATTTTCACAGTGTGGACATTGTGTGCAGCATTGGTACCTTTGCCTGTGATGGCAGATCGCAATTCAATGCGTTCAATATAATAGTCATTGGTAAAATATTGATTACGACCGCCCACAGGTGCTCCGCCACTTTGCATCAACAATTGTGCACCTCTTAACTGTTTTGTTTTGGTTTTCATCATGACTTGATAATCAGTGGCATTCATTAGATACAGACTGGCACTATAGGTATAGCTGGCATATTGATCAAGTATGTTGGGTTGTGGCACAATTTTTTCTTCGTTGAATGCATTGTCAATTTCAACCTTGGTAGCATTTTTGCTAGTGGTGTCATCTCGGGGGGCTCCTGCGCCTGGAACTCCTCCAACACTGGTTGATACAGATGGTGACCCGTCAAATTCTTCTCGGCCATCAACTTCAGCATTTAATAATAGTGGACCACCTTCTTCATTGTTGCCGGGGCTGGTACTTTGTGTTTCTTCAATTCGACGAACAGGACCGTTGAGTCCAGAGTCTTCGTTGGCAAGAGAAACTGATGGTAATGCATTGGTGCTGCTGTTTGTATCTGGTGGAGATTCAATTCGGCCATCCTCGTTCAACAACAGTGGGCCGGCCTCGGGTGATTGTGCTCTTGAGTTTGGCACCGTGGCTCGTGCATCATCATTAACTAGATTGCCGGCGCTGGCAGTTTCAGTTTGCAATTGCTGAATCTGTATGTTGACTGTGTTGAGTTCTTGTTGCTTGGCAATAATTTGAGCCGTTAGTCCTGGAACCAAACCTGGAGTTGTGCGTTGCGCAATGTCTCTTTCAATTTCTAAATCAGCTAATTCCCGTTGTAGTACATTGCGTTGTGCAACTAAAGATCCAATATTGGCCATGTTAGAATCCCAACACTTCTCGTAGGGTTGTTATTTTTGGTAGATAGATTGTGACACCTTCGGCAAAATCCAGCGGAGGTGCTGATAGTGCATTGGGGTTACGTTGATAAAATACCCACCACAGTGTGGGAGTTTCATACAGGTCAAATGCCAACAAATCTGGTCTATACTGATAGGTCTGATTGATCGTGAATTGTAAATCGTCGGGCAATTTAGGTATAGGTCTGTTGACCATGACGTCGAGGTAAAATTGACTATAGCCGGTGGTAAAATACGGGCTGGTTGAATCGTAATTGGCCATTACCAGAACCCTCCTTTAAGTAAGTTGCCATTGGCAAAGTTTTTAAGACTAAATTGTTTGCTGACTTGCTCTCGGCTTTGTATTGGGAACAGTGTGAGTACAATGTCTATTTTGGTGGGCACATATGTTGGGTTGTCTAGACCCAATGTATTACTGGCCAGACGATTGGGCAATGCGCCTTTGGTCAAACCCACAGTGGCCAATCTTTGTAGTGCATAGCTCAATGGATTGCCGGCAATGGTTTGTCGATCACGTTGAATCTGCAGGTTGGTTCCGTTGGAGCTGCCGCTTTGTGCTCGTATGTAATCTACATCACTGGGTAAGTTATAGTTGAATTGGCTAATTACACAAGGGTGTTCAGCAAACTGATAATCTCCTAGTCCTGACAGGTATACCAACGGAGGAGGTGATCCACGTTGTGCATCTTGACCATAGAACATTTTTGTGGCACTGCGGAAGAAATGTATCACTGCCAACAAGTAGTTTGCTTCAGCAGTATCTTGGGCTGTAAACATTGCGTTGATGTTGACGGCATCAACATAACTGCCTTTGTAAAAATAGCCTCTGTAGTTTGAGTGTGTTAGATTGTATGCGTCGTATTCTGCTTTGTAGGCTGTGTCAATTTTGGGTGTATAAGGGAATATCACTCCGTCGGTGTTGCGCAATGGCCAAAGCACAGGTCCGCACTGTGGATCGTTGTATAGATAGTTTGACTGTGGTGCCAGTCTCAAACGCACACGCCAATCGCCGGCCTGTGCTCGGTTTTGACGTTGATCTCTCACGGTTTGCTGTTGGCGAGCTTGATCTCTCAAGGCTGCGGTGCGGTCAGCATCAGCTAGTGCCCGGGTTGAAGGTTCAACAAAACCACCGCCTACAAACACAGGATTGTTGTTTTCGTCTAATTGATATCCAGGTAACAAATTTCCTTCGTCATCATAGGCCGGAAAGTTTGCAAGATTGACATCTGCAGCATTGGTTTGAATAGGCCCAAACCCTGCAAAGTAAGGATTTTGATCTCCGTCTAATTCGTATCCAGGTAATAAGTTGCCTTCGTCGTCATAGGCCGGAAAATTGTTGGGGTTGATATTGACTGCCCGCTCACTGAGATCCTGCGCAGGATTTCCTATGCTCAAATCTTGTGCTGCTAAAATTGCTGCCTGTTCGCTGAGTCCTGTTTGAACAGTGGTGCCTGTGTCGTTATCAAATACGTCATACAGGCCTGTTTCAGAATTGTAAAATTCAGTGAAGTTGCCGCCAGTGCTGGTTGCTCGCGTTGGGTCTTGTGCAATTGTGTCACCTGTGTTGATGCCAACTCCGGCAATATCAATGTTTACAGTAGTACTGCTGTAGGCACTGTCAGGAAATTGCAGTGTGGTATTGACTGGTCTTGGTTGCGCTTGAGCAGTTCTGGATCCAGTGACAAACGCCAGCGCCGAATCCAATGTTCCACCAATACTGAATCCTGACGTTGGAACAATTCCAGGAGTTCTGGTGTTGTATCCGGTGGTCGATCCAAATCCTGGTGTACCTAAAATTGATCCTAACGAAATGCCGCCGCCGCCAATTCCGGGCACAATGTTTGGATTGATTCCGGTGGTGCCGCCAACAATTGATCCTAGACTAGGAAATTGTCCTCTTGGTGTTGCGCCAATCAGTGCTGGGTTGACACCAATTGCATTGCCAATCAATGCTGTGCCGGTTGGCACCGCTGATCCAACAACTGTGGTCAATAAATTTGTTCCAATGCTGGTGGCGCCGTTGACAATTGATCCAATCCCAGGAATACTGGTAATACCCGATGGCAATGCACCTGTGATACTGCTGATTGATGAAGGGAGATAATTTGTGATACCGCTGAGTGATCCTGTGACATCACCAAAAAATTCACTGATGCCTACACCAGCTGAATCTAAGATACTACCAAAGCTGGTGGCATTGAACCAGTCAGCATCGCCGGCAAAACTGCCAACCTGATCATACAAACTGCCGCCAATGTCTCCAAAAAATTCACCGGCACCACTGAACAGGTCGCCGCCAATGTCCATAAAGGATCCACCAATGTCAGTGAGAAATTCTGTGCCAAATCCATCAACAAATGTGTCTAGTGCAAGATCGCCAGCAAAGTCGCTGAGAAAGTCGCCGGCAAAGTCTGTGGCAAAGTCCCCAAATAAGTCTCCACCAAAATCGCCAACCAGCCCTCCAATATCAAATCCGCCTATACTCATTTGTTGTTCCTTAAAATGTCTTGATTATGGCGTCAAGATCGGTTTCTGTTGTGGGGTGAATACAATACCACACACAGTCATCCAAGGTGGCCACTGCATACCGTGTGTTGGCCTTGAGCAACACGTGAACTGGAGCTGTGAGCTTGGCTTTGTAATCTGGACCTTCTATATACACATTGCCCTGTGCTAGTATAGTCACATGATCTGTGGCAAATTGTTTGGTATACAACTTCACACCTTGTGGCACTGAATAGGCCTTGATAAATACGCCATCTGACACAATGTTTTTTACTCGGGCATGTTCTAGCAAACTTTTTGTGGTTTCTTGAGCCACGTCTGCAGAGTCCGCTAAGTCTGCACGTGGTTGAATATCATTGGTTTCCATAGCTGTATTTAACCAAATAATAATAGACTAACATAAAGAAAAGGTTGACAACAGGGTAAACTATTGTATAATAAGTATATTATTAGGAGATTGAACCTTGGCCACAACGCCCGTTACTACCACTAAAAAAGTCAACTATCTCAACAACAGAGATATCTTAAAAGAAATACACCTAAGCAAAAATACCTACTGTACATACCTAGATCCTGTGGCAGATCATCAGTACGACATTATTTTGCCCACTGTAGAAAAGATCAATCAGCGCACAATTGCCGAGGCTCGACGCAATAGAGCCGACAGATTAAAGAGAGAGGGCACTGTTGTGGATCCTAAAAAAATACCCAATACAGATCTAGTGTTTCGTATCACCTGCTGGGAACACATACCAATGGCACCCAAGAAAGTGCCTAAAAGTGCCACAAAAAAGAAGAAAATAGAAGATATACTGGAGTTTGATGTCATAGAAGATGACCCACTGGCAGATTTAATTGATGAACCAGTGCTGGATACAACTCGCATGCGTGTGAACTTTCCTCCATTTGAACACTACAGAATCGATGAAAACAAGCAACCGTTTGTGGTAGGTCGCAGTCACTGGCGTGGTGACTTCAAAAACGGAGAGTTTAGCAAAGATCACGGACAAATGACTCGTAAATTGGCCACAATGTTTATGAAGTTGTGCGAACGCTATGCCACTAGATCAAACTGGCGTGGCTATACCTACAACGAAGAAATGCGCGGTCAAGCTCTGCTACAGTTAAGTCAAATTGGTCTACAATTTGATGAATCCAAATCACAAAACCCATTTGCTTATTATACAGCTGCAATCACCAACAGCTTTACTCGTATTCTCAATTTGGAAAAGAAAAATCAAAACATCCGCGATGACATCTTGGAAATGAACGGGTTAAATCCGTCATGGACCAGACAGAACGCTGGCAAAGCCAATCCTGATCATATTGCCGGACCGGTCGTAAACGTTGATCAAGAGTAGTATACTTACTGAATGAGTCTATTTAAAAAAGCACTATTCTTTACTGACATACATTTTGGCCTAAAGTCAAACAGCCTAGTCCACAACCAAGATTGCGAAGCGTTTGTGGACTGGGCTATTGAATTGGGCAAAACACAAGGTTGCGAAACTGGCTTCTTTCTTGGGGACTGGCATCACCACAGAGCCAGCTTGAATCTACAAACCCTGAACTTTAGTTTACGCAGTTTGGAAAAGTTAAGCCGAGCATTTGATAGATTTTACTTTATTCCGGGCAATCACGATTTGTACTATCGTGATCGACGTGATATTCATGGTGCGGAATGGGCCAGACATATTCCCAACATCATTGTGGTCAACGATTGGTTCCAAGACGAGGATGTAGTCATTGCTCCTTGGCTTGTAGGAGACGATTATCGACGCATACCCAAGCTCCGTGCTCGTTATGTACTAGGACATTTTGAGTTGCCACATTTTAAAATGAATGCCATGGTAGAGATGCCCGACCACGGAGAACTACAGGCTGAACACTTTGATGGTGTTGGAGAAGTATTTTCGGGGCACTTTCATTTACGCCAACAACGACGCAACATCAACTACATTGGCAATGCTTTCCCACATAACTTTGCCGATGCTGGTGACGACAAGCGTGGTTGTACAATTGTCAACTGGGGAGAGAAGCCCGAATATCATGCATGGCCTGGACAACCTTTGTACAAGGTAACTAAGTTAAGCACAGTGATTGATTCAGCACCCACTATACTTGTGCCAAACATGCATGTTAGAGTTGAGTTAGACATTGACATCAGCTACGAAGAAGCAACGTTCATTAAAGATACATTTGTTCGAGATTACAACTTGAGAGAAATGGCATTGATTCCAGTCAAGAGCACAGCCGTTGACACCGACATGGCGCCGGGAGAGGTTAGGTTTGAATCAGTAGATCAAATTGTCACAGACCAGATCACAAACATTTCCAGTGAATTTTACGATCCAAAATTATTGTTACAAATTTATCAAAATCTATGATCCATATTAAAAATCTAACTGTTAAAAATTTTATGAGTGTGGGCAATGCAACACAAGCCATCAACTTTGATCGCAGGGATCTTACATTAGTATTGGGCGAAAACTTAGATCTAGGCGGTGACGGCAGTAGAAACGGCACAGGCAAAACCACAATTATCAATGCTCTCAGTTACGCATTGTATGGTAATGCGTTGAGCAACATACGCAAAGACAATTTAGTAAACAAAACTAATGGCAAGAATATGTTGGTTAGTTTGGATTTTGCTGTGGCCGGCAAAGAGTACAAGATTGAACGTGGTCGTAAGCCTAACGTGCTGAAGTTCTATGTTAACAACGAAGAGCAAGCGGCCAACGACTATGCTCAAGGTGACAGTCGTGAAACTCAAGACGCCATCGAAACAACCATGGGACTCAGCCACGACATGTTCAAACATATTATGGCCTTGAACACTTACACAGAACCGTTCTTGAGCTTGAAGGCCAATGATCAACGCACACTAATTGAACAGTTGTTGGGTATCACCATGCTCAGTGAGCGTGCTGATCGTATCAAAGAACTAAACAAAGCAACCAAAGATAGTATCACACAAGAAGAATTTAGAATACGTGCTGTGATTGAAGCTAACAAGCGTATTGAGGAACAAATTGAAAGTCTCAAACGCAGACAAACAATGTGGATTACCAAACATGCCGAAGACATACAGAAGCTACAAGTCGCCCTTGATGAACTTCAGAAAATCAATATTGATGAAGAGATCCAGGCACACCGGGAACACTCGGCGTGGGATCAACGCCGCCGGGATTTCAACGATCTCCAGGGCGCCATCAGTCGTTCAAAGTTGGAAGTCCAACGTGAAGAGAAGACTATCAAAAAATTGGAGGCGGAGATCCGGTCCCTCCAGAGTCATCAGTGCCATACATGCGGGCAAGCGTTCCACGACAAGAAGCACCAACAAGTTTTGGAGAGCAAGCAGAAAGATTTGGCAGATGCAAGAACAAAATGCCATGCGGATAGTACCACAGTATCAGAAATACAGACTGCTATCACCCAGTTGGGCGAAATAGGCAAGCCACCCAAGATGTTCTATGACCGAGAAGAAGATGCCATACATCACAGAGCCACGTTGGCAGGACTACAAGCACAGATTGAAAATAAGCGTGTGGAAACTGATCCCTACGAAGAACAAATAGTTGAAATGGCTCAACAAGCGTTGCAAACAATTGACTACGATGAGCTTAACCGACTCACACGATTGCAAGAGCACCAGGAGTTCTTGCTCAAACTATTGACCAGCAAGGACAGTTTCATTCGCAAGAAGATCATTGAACAAAATTTGAGTTACTTGAATAGCAGACTAACACATTATTTAGATCGTATTGGATTGCCACATACTGTAGTATTCCAAAACGACTTAACTGTGAGCATCGAAGAACTAGGACGTGAACTAGACTTTGATAACTTGAGTCGAGGTGAACGTAATCGTTTGATTCTAAGTATGTCGTGGGCTTTCCGTGATGTTTGGGAGAGTTTGTATGAACCTATCAACGTTTTGTTCATTGACGAAATGATCGACAACGGTATGGACACACAAGGGGTTGAAAATTCATTGGCGTTGCTTAAGAAAATGAGCCGCGATAGACACAAATCAATTTGGCTGGTCAGTCACAAAGATGAACTGGCCAGTCGTGTGGAAAATATTCTCAAAGTGGTCAAAGAAAACGGCTTCACAAGTTATAATACGGATGTTGAAATTGCGTAGACTAAAAGTTTTACACATTGAACCCACCGATGTGTGCCAGGCTGCATGCTCGCTATGTGCTAGAGAGCTTGATACAAACTTTAATAAAAATTTAAAACACCATCTCAGAGTGGATCACATACAACAACATTTTTCAGATCAAGTAATTTCCAAGCTGGATAAAATGTTTATGTGTGGCAATTATGGCGATCCAGCAGCCGGATATTACACCATGGACATCTACAATTATTTTAGAAAAGTCAATCCTGAAATTACATTGGGTATGAACACCAATGGTGGTATACAAAGTACATTCTTTTGGCATGCATTAGGAACACTGTTTAATCGACCTGCAGATTTTTGCGTATTCAGCATTGACGGATTAGAAGATAGCAATCACGTGTATCGTAAGAATGTAAACTGGGAAAAGTTAATGAGTAATGCAGAAGCATTTATTTCTGCAGGGGGTAGTGCCCACTGGGACATGTTGGTTTATAAACACAACCAACATCAAGTTGATACGTGTGAACAGTTGGCCAGAGACATGGGCTTCAAGTGGTTCAGAGCCAAGGTAAGCAAACGTGGATTCACCGATCAATTAGAATTTCCCATAGGATGGCAACAACCCACATTCAAACAAGGACCTATCAAATGTCACGTACTCAATGAAAAAAGCATGTATATTGATGCACAAGGTCGTGTGAGTGCATGTTGCTGGCTTGGTTCCACTCAACAAGATTTTATCAAAGACGATTTGGCAACTGTAAAACTAACCTGGAAAACAGATACTTCAAATCCAGTATGTGCCAGTGCTTGCTCCACAAACAAAAATAAAACTGTATTCCAAGATCAATGGCAACGAGAGGTACAATTATGTTAGCCACTTGGCATTTTCATATTGAAATTAGTTCAAAGTGCACCTTGCGTTGTCCAAGATGCGCTCGTCAAGAAGTTCCCAACAGTTTGGTAAACACCGAATTAGATTTAGAATTTTTTAAACATAACTTTACTCCAGAGTTTGTGCTTGAGAATGTAGAAAAGATTACGTTCTGTGGTGATGACGGTGATCCTATCTATGCTCACGATCTTGTACCAGTGATTCAATACATCAAATCAATCAAACCTATTGAAATTGTTATTGTTACCAATGGATCGCACAAGAAACCAGTATGGTGGCAAGAGCTGGGCAGTGTGCTCACTGAGAGAGATACTGTACACTTTAGCATTGATGGCTATGATAACGCTAGCAATAATTTATATCGTATCAACAGCGACTTTGATAGCATTATTGTGGGTATTCAAGCACTAAAGAAATCAAGTAATTGTCGCTTGGTATGGGCTGCTATAGCATTTAAGTTCAACGAACTTCATATCAACTCCATGGAAAATCTTGCTAGACAATTAAGTATGGATGCTTTCCAATTGACTTTAAGCACAAAGTTTGGTAAGGTATATCCCACATATGGCATAGATGATCCTCTTCAGCCCAGTGAACGATACATCAGTGGCTCACATAGATTTGAAAGAGATGTTACACTGTTGAGCTCGCGGGGCCTTAATTCGCAGGCAAACATAAAAAATATACAATTATACAAATCGGTGACAGAGGTAAACGGTGTAAAACCATTGTGTGAGATTGGCAACAAAGGACTTTATATCGACGCACAAGGTCGACTATTTCCTTGTTGTTGGGTAGCAAACCGCTACAGTCACAACTCAGAATGGAAAGACATTGCTACCAAATTTGATTTAAAGCGTCGTACGCTTACTGATGCTGTCACTGATAGTTTTTGGGACACAACCTTTAAAACTTTTGGTTGGCAAGAATGTCAAACTAAATGCATAGCAAACAGAGTAGATGAAAAATATGCAACCGAGTGGTAAACTGATAAATTATAGTCCATGGTATGGTTGTATGAAAACACTCAAATTGAAACCTTGCCCGAAGATTGTGTCGGGTTTGTTTATCTAATCACAAACACAGTATCAGGCAGAAAATACATTGGTAAAAAACTAGCAAAATTTAGTAAAACCTCATACAAAGTAGTAAAATTAAAGAACGGCAACAAAAAACGCAAACGAATTAAAAGCAAAATAGATTCAGACTGGCAACTATACTATGGCAGCAACGATCAACTCAACAAAGACATTGCAGAGCTAGGCTCAGACAAATTCACAAGAGAAATATTATTTTATTGCAAATCAAAAGCAGAATGCAGTTACATAGAAGCTAGAGAACAATTTAATCATAGAGTATTGGAATCAGACGATTACTACAACGGACAGATTGTGTGTCGTATTCATGGTAGTCACATAAAAAACAAACTTTAACACAGGCATCTAGTAAGGCAACAAACAGACTCTGTGGTAGGACTACCTACCCCCATTGAGGAACGGTGAGATACCCGGTCCAGATTCTTGGG